AACCATTATAATTTTCTATAAAATACAGTTTTAAAATGGTGGCATATTTTTGGGAAATAGGTAATAACCACAATATGACATTTATTATATTTTTATAACAATTATAAATTTATAATCATTACAAATTAGAATTTATGTAAAATAAAAAACAAGTCTGGCGACTTGTTAAAAATTATTGTCTATTTTATTTTTATTTACATCATTGTATACATCATAGTAAAGATGTAACAAAAATTTAAATATCACATCACATAGCTTCATACTTCCACTCCCTTTACTAAACTAAATTTATTTATTAATTTTTTTAGAATTTTATTCAAGTCTTTATTTGATTTGAAAATGTAATTAATAAGTATTTCATTTTCAAATGTTTTATGATTTTTATGATTTGATATTCTAACTTTGAAAATTTTTCCCCCTTTTCTTTTTAATGTTTTGTAAAAACTACCATTTTTACTTTTCTTAAAATTGTTAGATTTTAAGATACATTCAATTTGATTATTTGAATATTTTTCCATTTTTTTACACTTCCTTTACTTTTATTCTATACATTTATTATATCATATATCAATTATAATAAGTATATATTTATCTTATAATTATCTTAGTCATATTGTGGTTATTACCTATTTCCCAAAAATATGCCACCATTTTAAAACTGTATTTTATAGAAAATTATAATGGTTATAAATTAGATATGATTATAAGATAGATATGATTATAACAATGTAATGATTATAGATTAATAATGATTATATATGTTAGCACTCTGTTAGGACTGTTGCTAATAATATCATATAACTATTATTATACAATTGTAATGATTATAAACTTGTTATAATACCACTATTGTAATTATTACAAATAAGGTATCCCTGTAAATATGGCACGGTTGCAATGCACTAACTTAATCCAGCCTCCAAAATCCCACAATTTTTTTTGTCATATCGTGCAACTTATTTTGGCACATCTTAAATAACAGTTATATGCAAATTTTTTGGCTATTGCTTTTTTATTGTATAAAAAAAAAACAAGTCATTAGACTTGTTTTAACACAGGAACTTGAAAGTAATAAATTACCCCTTCCACTTCCTGCCCTTGCCCCTCAATTATCCAAGAGATTATTTCATAATCCCTTTTTAGATTTTCAAAGTTCACTATTTCATAGTTTCCTTTGATAAAGCACGGATAATCAATTCCGAACGGATTATTTAAAAACCAATCTTCCCCATTAGTCATTTTTATCATATTTTTTTCAATCATTTTTTCTTTTAATTCAATTTTTTTCATTTTTATTTTCCTCCATATATTTTATTTTTTTTTCAATTTTTTTTTAAATATAAATGCTAGTAAATGTATTCAAATCAAATATTGCTAATTCTTTAAATTTTTTAGCAAATTTAACACAAGCGTTTTTATATTTATAATTTTTAGATAAATCAATGTAAACAACATTGTTATCTATCCAAGTTCCAAAGTAAACATTATGTTTATTAAGCAACTTGTAATTTTCTTTTATTAATTTTTCAATTAAACTAACTGAAAAATCTTTGATAGGTATTTCCAACAAGTTTTTAAAGGCACATATATAGCCTTTATTTGCAACTTGTTTATTTATACTGAAGCTCCCTCCAGCATTTTTCAAAGTATCAATATAAATTTTATTTGATACCATTTTCAAGTTTACTAATTTTTCAATTTTTGTATTTTTCATTTTTAATACCTCCACATTTTTATTTTACTTTTTTCTTTATGTATATATTATACAATATAATACTTAGATTGATATTTGATTTTAAATAATTTTAAATTAATTTATTTTATAACTATTTTAATATAAATATTGCAACTTATTTTATATAATCATTACAATTTTAAATACTATAAAATAATGTAATGTTTACTTATCTGTAATTGTTACAAGTTTATAATTGATACATTTATGTAATTGATATTATATTGTAATATAAGTTTAGTTGTAGTTAGTTGCTGGTTGTAATTGTTACATAATAGTGTTAGTTATATTATAATATTAGTTATTGTAGTGTAGTGATATAATAGTTAAAATTAATATATGTTTAGAATGTTTATAAATATAGTGATTTTATGGTATGTGATTATTATGTGATTATTGATAATGTAAATACGTGATTTTAAAGCGATGTGAAGCGATAGAATTTGGCAAGGGTAGAATGGATAGGCTAGGTTGCTTTTAGTCGCCACATACCCCTTAAAACACGTTATTTAAAAAATCCTGAAATATCAAATCCTTATATTTTCATTATATTTCTCTTATAATTTCCTTAGAACTGATATATCCTGTGTATCTATCCTATCATTATATTTCCATTATATTTACATTATATTATTATTATCATTTATTGTTAGCAATGTAGCCTTGCTAGTGCTAATTAATGGATAAAATAAAAAGACTAGCCTAGTGCTAGTCTAATAATTATATATCTTTTTTTATTTCTAAAATTAAACTGTACTCTGTTACAATGTATAGATAAAATCGTACTTTATTATTTAACATTTTAACTTTACCAAATATTACAGTATAATTAATGTTATTTACAACTTCATCAATATAATATTTGTTTGTTGTTTCATTATATTCAAAATCAATTTTATCTAACTCAAGTCGCATATTCAAGTTATCAAAATAGTTTTCACTATTGATACAGTTAAAAATTTTTCTATATTTATCCTTTAAAATTTTTAATTGTTTGTAATATTTTTTACTATTCATTATTTACTTCCTCCATTTATTTTTTATAATTCTATTAATTTTACAGGTTCATTATCACTTGTTAATACTTCAATTACTACTTTATCAATTTTTACAATTAATTCAATGTTATAATCATTATAATCAAATATACTAACATCAAATTTATTGTTATAGTATACTAAATTATAATTTTTTATTTTATTATCATCTAAAATATCAATTAATTGATATTTTTCTAAACTTTTATTTTTATCTATAAAGTTTTTTAAGTCGCTTCCTAATTTTTTCAATGTATTAATTAATTTTTCTTTTTTCATATTTTCCACATCCTTTATAAGTTTACTTATTTATTTTTTTCTAATTCTTCATCAGTATAATCATACTTTAAAGCATAATCATTGAATAACTTATCAATTATTAGCACTTCAAATTTTTCTACATCTTTGAAAAACAAATTACAATATTTATTATAATCGCTATTGTTTTCTAAAAATACATTTATATCTTTTATATGCTCCAACAAGTCATCTTTGGACTTGTCTGCATTGTATGTTATGCTTCCAACAGCAACGTAATAATCTAACTGTTTACGTGCCGTTGTGCCATATACGTAAGCATTTTCAAACAGTAATTGAAAATGTGTACATACATAGAATATAAAATCATTGCTATATCCTGCGAACTTCATTAGTGTTTCTATTTCCTCAAGTTCGTTGTGGTATAGTTGTGTTTTAAAATTTTGCATTGTTTTATCACTTCCTTTTTAATAAGATAAAAAAAAAGAGTGTTATAAACACTCTCTCTTTCCTTTCTCTATATATTTATTTTTTCTTTTGAATATTTTAATAACCCTTATATTATATCAACATTATCAAGTAAATTATCCATAGCATTATAATGTGCTTCCTCATAATCATCAATCGTATTATAGAAACATTCTGTTTCCTCATATAATTGATTTTGTAAAAATTCAGTTGCTTCTTTATTATTAATATTTAAATTAAATTTATTCTCTATATCTTCAATAAACTCTTTTAAATAGTCATAACTCTGTTCATCATCAAACTCAACACCATTTATAACCCCTTTAAAACTATTTTTCATTTCACATTTCATATTAATCCGTCTCCTTTTAATAAAATTTATCCCAAACAATATTTCTATAATACTTTACATAGTAATTACCTTTTAAACCTACTTCATCTAATTCTATTTTCTTTCTTCTAAATAACCTATTATAATACTTTTTCCAATATTTTAAATCTCTAATTCTATCATTCTTCAACCTTATACCTTTTTCACTTATATAATATTTTATAAAGGTATCAAATTTATCTCTCTTATGTTTATATTTTCTTTTTAAATCTCTTTTAAATTTTGTACTCTTATTCCACATACTTAATCCTCATAAAAAACTATTTAATTTGTCATATCATTCCAATATTTCAATATTACACTAATTAATTTATTAACTTTATTTAAAATATCTTGTGTAACAATATGTAAAGAATTATTTAATAATATAAAATTATAATCATTTTCATTTTTAAAATCGAATTTAATATCATTATCACAGAAAACAATAAAATCAATATAATCTTTACAAATTAAATTAATATTTTCTCTTTTCAAATCTTCCAATATACTATCTTTATACAATTTTGCAAACATTTCTATCTTAGTTACTGACTTATTATTCAATTTAACAATTTTATCAACTGTTTCAATAATCCATCTTATTCTATCACTATTCTTCACTATATTGTTTTTTGAAATACTAACCAATTCAATATTACTTTTTACTAATATTTTATTATCTTTAGATAATTTTTTTCTCAAATATAAATTAAATTTGTCTGTAAAAATATGTATAACATTTGTACTGCTATCTATCTCTATTTCCATAAAATTTTTACTTTTATGTGATTGTATCTCTTCCTTAAATAATTTTCTAACACCTTTTTTAATTTCATCAAATTCTTTTTCACTAAACTTTAATAATCTATTTGACATAAATATCACTCCTATTCATTTATATAATCATACTCTTTTAATTTCTTTAATACAGTATCTCTATCAAAAGTATCTAATAAATCCATCACATCATCTAATGCTTCATCTTCAACTTCTCTTGCTTTTTTAAATATTTTAATTTGTTCCTCATCACTTAATTTTTCCGAATAATTAGATTTAATTTTATTAACATTTCTATTTATATAATTCCTTAAAAAATTGTCTAAATATTCATCGTTAGGGTTAAATATATAAATTTCTTCAAAATATTCTTTAATTTCATCCATTAAATCAATTCTAGTATACTCATTTATATAATTTAACAATTCTTGCATATCATTAATCTCTGCTAAACTATCCTCCAATAATTTAACAACATCAGGACATTTATTTTTTAAATCTTCAATAGTTGCTTTCCTTAATTTCATAATTTAAACCCCCTTTAATTATGTTTTATTTCAATTTCTTCTAGCACTTCTTCATTAATATTATACAACACAATAACTAAATTATATTCAAATTCTTCTTTCTTTAGCATATTATTTATGCTGTACTGACTTAACCAATATTTTACAACTTCCCCATAAATATTATTTACACATTGTAATATTCTATAATATTTAACATCATCATTATTTGATAATTTAACTAACTTATCATATAACTTTTTACCATCTCCTTTAAACCTGTCTGTAAACTTCATTCTGTATAAAGATTTTCTAATTTCCATCATTTTTATCACTCCTTAATTTATTCTATAACTTATTGTATCATATCTTCTTTAACTTGTCAACACTTTTTTGAAAAAAGTTTTATACTTTTTATAATTTAATTTTTTAGTTATTAACCTACATAAATTAATATGCAAGTTAATAACCTATCCTTAAACTATTTTAATAATAATCTTTTTATTTCCTTTAACTTATTTTTTGCTAATTCTTCTGTTTTAAAATAATTTCCTATTTCATATCTTTTATTATCAAGTTCATTATTATGTTCATAACTACTATCAATATCTAATGTACTATGGTATATAGAATAATATTTACCCCCTTCCTCTGCTCTCCATCTCTTTTCAATATTATACTTTTCATTAATTAATTTTACTTTATTCTCAATAATTTCTTTTTCTTCATTAGTAACAAATATAATATTATCATCTTTATCACTACTTTTACCTAAAATATGTAACCAATCATTAATTCTGTCATATTCTACAATATAATTACTTGACACTTTTATATCACTATCTGTAAATATACCTCTCTTTAATACATTAAAATCTTGATATACTATTCTCATACCCCATCTATCAAAAACTTTTTCAAACTCTATTTTTAATACATCTTCATTATTTTCATTATAACTTCTATCTATTATTTCATACTCTAATATATTACCATATTTTTCTTCTATCTTTTCTAACTCAATTTTTACAAAGTAGAATACATTTCTTGTAATTTCTATATCAATTTTAGGAATATAATCATCATTTCCATACATATCAATTATAAAGTCTACTGTATCATTATAAAATTTCCCAATCTCATCAATCTTGCTTGTAAATGAAAATTTTACATCCATATCATTAAACATTGTACCAACAATCCCTTTTCCATAAATGTTTTCTGTAACTACTAATCTATATTTATTATCATATTTTATTAATTTAATCATCTTTAATCTCTCCTTTATATTTAATTTTTCGTGGAATAAGGGATTACCCCTTATTCCTTATTTTTCTTTTAACTCTGGAAATATTCTGTTTCTTGTATTTTCATCTAACATATCTGGATTAAAATGTCCTGTAAACTCATAATACATTTTCCTGATTAAACCATCACTAACATTATGTGTCTTAATATATTCATCATAATATAACTGTATCTGCATTTGAAACATTATAACCATATCTTCTGTAAAATCTTTATCCTTAACTAATTCTTCCCATTTTACATTTGAAAAGTTTGCCACTTCATTCCTGTTATACTTTTCAATCTCCTTCTTTAACTTTTCAATAGTATCAACAACTTCAATACTGTTTTCTTCAAGTTGTGAATTTTCCTTTTCCAACTTTTCCTTTTCTTCCATATACATCTCTGCAAATGATTTCTTTTCTTCCATATTTTCCTCCTAATTTTTTAAGTCTAATTAATTATACTACATATTTTATTATTTGTCAATATTTTCTTTCAATAAATTTTTAAAATTTTCTAATTCTTTTTCGTACTTGATTTTATTATCCCTATGTATACTGTTAGCAAAATTTAAATACTTTATTTTCTTTTCATCATCTAAATCATCTAATAACTTATTATTTGTTTCAATAGCCTCATCACAAAATTTTATAAGTTTATTTAATGTACTAATATATTCATCAATACTTTCATACTCAACTACATCATCTTCATCATAATAATCTTCATCACAAACTTTATATACTACTCTCTGTTCTTCAACAACACAATCCTTACAATAATATTCATCATCAATTATATAAAATTTTTCACCTCCCTCTATTACATTTCCACAATATTCACAATTCAACATTACTATCCTCTCCTAGCACCTAAAATTTTAATATTTCCAAACTTCATTGGATAATATCTTTTCTGTATTAAATGTTCTAATTTATTTTTACTTAAACTATTTACATTCCTTACCCTAATTACAATATTATCTTTCATTAAACAAGCATTAGTATAATAATCATAAATAACAAAGTCTACAATAAATCTTCCTCTTCTGTTATTTATAAAATTTCTATATGTTTTCCTTGTTTTATTATTATATTTAATAAAATTACTTTCATAGTAATAACTAGGTAAATTAATTTCTCTACTTTCTTCAATTTCCCACATTTTCATCTTACTTACCTCCACTAAATTTTTTCAATAATCTTCTCTTGCTTGATGTTCCATACTCTCTCTGCAAATAATTCATAATATCCTTATGTGTAGACTTTAAATCAAATTCCTTGTTAATTATTTCAGATATTTCATTGTCATCTCTGTAATTTAACACCTCCTTTAATATTCTTTCTGTAATGGTATCATTAAATTTATTGTTACCCTTATTAATCTTTTTCCTGTTAAGCATATACTTAACACTTGATATAGACCTGCCTAGTTCCAAAGATACATCTTTTATTGATAAATCTTTATCAATAAATAAGTATTTTAACCTTGCAATTTCTTCATCATTCCAACTAACTCTCCTAATCATTATCTTCCTCCAGTTCTTTCAATTTATTTTCTAAAAGAATTATTTTAATTTTATTTTCTTCAATCTCCTTGAGAATTTTCTCAAATTTTACCTTTAATTCTTTTTCCTTTAATAAATATTTCTTTAATTTAGTTTCTAAACTTGCTTTCTTATCCATATAACCATCTCCAATCTAATAACATTATAGCATATAACTTTTTTCTTGTCAACACCTTTTTATAAAAGTTGGGAATTATTTTACCCAACTTTATTAAATTTATCTTTTTCTTCCAGTAAAGTCATCAATGTAAATATCAAACCCTTTACCTATCTTGTCATATATCTTATCAAGTTCCTTATCAATCTCCTTAATATCACTAATTAATTCCTTTGTCTTTTTAGCCTTGCTCTCCTTTAACTTTTCGGTAGCCCAAGCATTTATTACACCTTTCATCCTGCTGAAATACATTTCAGGATTTAATATTTCTTCAATTTCTCCTGTATCTTTATTTACTCTTTTTTCAATCTTGCATAACTTAAAGCAATGCTTATCACTTGTAATCCACCAAGTATCACATAATCTAAATTTCATTATACAACACTTCCTCTACAATAGATAAATAATGCTTTCTATTATTAATAATTAATATTATATCTCCCTTTCCCAGTTTCCCAAATTCTATGGTAGTTATAACTTCTCCCTTATAACTACTAGGAACTCTTAATCCTATCTGCTTCTTAATTAAAGTATTATTCTTATCAAAAGTTTCAAATAACTCATCTAATTCATTATTCTTAACATCTCTAAAATTCATTGTTACTTCACAATTCTTAACTAAATCTAAAAATTCAACATAATCTAAATATCTTACCATTTTATTTCTCCTTTTCCAATAATTCTTTTACCTTGTTAATATTAAATGTTTTATAATTTCTGTAAAGATAGTTATTAAAACTATTTCTACTTCTGTTCATAATTTTAATAATATCATTCTTACTTGACCCATTTAATATCAAATTTTTTATTTTATCTTTGTCATTTTTACTATAATATCTATATTCATTTGTTAAACCTAGCAATGATAATTTCTTACTAATACAGGCACTACTTGTACCAAATTCCTCTGCTAACTCTTTATTACTACAAGTAACACTTAATGCCTTTAAATCTTCAACCTCTAATACAGTCCATTGTTTATACATCTCAATCAACCCTTACTTTACTGTCATTGAGTAACATTGCTCTTTCTGTATTCCGACTTCTTTTTTATAAAGTTCCTTATCAAGTTTTGGTTCACTAACTTTCAACCTATCCCCAAAAACTTTCATCAACTTATCCAACTCATTCTTATTAACATCAAACTTAACTTCATATTTCTTATACTTGTCATCAACATCATTCATATCAATAGGTATTTCCTTCTGACTTTTAGTCATTGTCAATACACCTTTATCAGTCATAATTCCATTTGACTTTCCTGTATTCATACCGATATTATACATACATTCAGTTAACCTTGTCTTATAATTTTCAAACCTTGTTTCACAATCTTTTTTATAGTCTTGCAATCTTTTAATCTCTTTTCTAATCAACCCTTTATCTTCTTCTGTCTTAGGACTTTTCTTACCTACCAATTCTTCAAACTTTTTATACAATATTACTAATGAATTAGACTTGTTCTCCAACTCACTAATTAATAACTCCTGACTATCTTTTAAAGTATCTTCATCAATATCCCCATAAAAGAATAGTGCTTCCAACTCCTTACCTTTATTACCTAATTCCCATAAACTCATACTATTACTCATAAATATTCCTCCCATTTATCATACATTAATTTAATTTTTACTAATATTGATTTTTGATGTTTACTAGGCTTACCTTTCTTAATTCTACTTTTACTACCTATTTCAACATCTAATCCATCAGCATTTATTTCTATAATATCTTTTTCAACATTATAATCTATTTTATCAATAATTCTAAACATACTGCTAGAAATTGGTATGATAAACCTTATCATAGCCAATTCCTTTTTATTGTCATACTCTCTTGTACTGTCATAATGAGCCATTATTTATTCATCACTTTCTTTAATGCTCTTTTAACCCTATTCTTTAATTTCTTACTTTCCTTAATTTTTTTCATTAATCTTTCATTCTCATTTACAAGTTTAATACTTTCAAAATTATATTTCATTCTAATTTCCTCCTAATATTTTATTTTAAAATTTCAATCTTTATACCATTATCTTCAAAATCTTTTAAAACAAGACAACCATTCAAGTCATTCTTTAATATATAATAATCGTCTTGTAAAATATATATTATTCCCTTTCTTACAGATAAAGATACAACCTTACCTGTACCTGTTTCATATTGCCAATATTGTGTTTTATTTACCCTATTTAAACAAAATAAAGCAATAGTAAAATAAATTTTATTTAACATAACATCTCCCTAATCTTTAAATTTTTTATAATATCTATTTAATTTATTCATAATATCATTTATTACTGAAAAATAATAATAATTGTTATAAGTTTTTACCAACAAATCTTCCTTACTTTTATATAAATCAATTCTCATACAAACTGAAAACAAACCATTACCTATTTCTAATTTTACACTATCATATTTAACAGTATACTCTTGTCCTAATTTTTCTTCAACATATTCAAAAAACTTATCTTTATTTAACATAATCTTTTCTCCTCTCTCATTTGATATATTTATAATACCATAAAATTTACAATTTGTCAATTAAATTAAAATTAATTTTCTCTTATTATTTTTATATCATACCATTGATTATCTTTACTTTCATAGATAAATGGTACATATTCACATAACTTATCTAAAAATAATTCATTATCTAATTTCTTACCATAAATAATATAATATTTAATTTCATAACTCATTTCATCATCGTTTGTTGGTCTACCACTCTTTAATGTGAATTTTTTTGTTTCATAAGGTAAAAAATTACATAATCCACAATTTTTTAAATACTCTAACTCAAACTCTCCATAGAAATTATTATTTTTAAATTCTTCCTTTAGTTCTATTGTCTTGTTTACATAATCAATATTTAAAAACATTCTATTATCATCTAAAAAATCTTCATCTACAATAACATCTCCTTGTTTTACTTTCTTCCTATTAAGAAAACATACTGTAAATTTATATCTTTGTAAATAATCTAGTAATAATGAATAATGTAATAAATCTATATAAATTAATTTATAAGTTATTACTACAACATTGTTATTTTCTAATACACTCTTTATATCCTTGTATTGTTTTTTAGTCGATATATAAACATATTCAACACCATTTAACCTTTTTAAGTCTGCTTTACTTGTTATACAAATTAATAATTTCCTACTGCTTGATAATTTTTTAATATTATCAATATCCAGTTCTGCATAACCATTTACAAATATACTTTCTTTAAAGTATGTATTTTTTCTTTTAGTAATAATTTCCTTATTCATATTTGTTAATTACCTTCTTCATTCTTTTAGTTTCTTTAAATTGTCTACCTAATAAAACTACATCAGTTATAATATTAAATTCATTATGTTTTTCTAAATAACTTATAACATCTATATAATCTGATACAGAAAATTTATTTTCTAATTCACTACATTTATACTTAAATTCTAAATCTATAATACTTAAATCAAAGTTTTCATTCATTGTAATTTTTAAATAATTTCCATCATAATTTTCATATATTATATAATGTTTCTCACTCATATATAAAAACTTAATCAATACATTAACCTTGTCTAATAAAATCATTTTCCTTAAATCTCTCATAACTAATTACCTACCTTTTCATTTAATCTAATTTATTTTAACATATCTTTACCTAACTGTCAATATTTTTAAATAAAAAAGGTTGGATTTTTTTTTATCCAACCTTAAATAATTAATCTGTTACATTAAACATTAATTTATCATTACCACTTACTTTAGGTAATACTCCATCCCATTTTTCAATGGCTTGTTTTCTTAACAATTTATCCGATAAACTTTCTGTTAATATTGAATTAGCCTTTGCTTCCAATTCTTTAACCTTTAAATTTGCTTCCGCTGTTTTAATTTTTTGATTATTCTCTACTTCTTGTTTCTGTGCCAACTGTTCTGCCGATTTCTTACTTTCTACTGCTTTATCAAATTCATCACTAAAATCGTGGTCTACTATTGATACATTGACAACCATAATACCAAACTTTCCTAAATCTTCTTTCAATGCCTTATACATATCTTGACTTAATAAAGTTCTCTCTGACACTAACTGTTCAATAGTATAATCACTTGAAACAGATTGTACTACCTCTGCTACTCTAGGAACTATCAATCTATCATTATAGTTAGTTCCAAAATTTCTATAAATCTTAACAGGGTCTATAATTCTATATTGTACTGCTACTTGTGTTGTTACACTTTGTAAATCTTTAGTAGACACTTCAAATTTATTATTATAAGTAACATCTCTAATTTCAAATTTATATCTTTTTTCAATTAAAGGATTACTAACTCTTAACCCTTCTTTTTCTTCTCTTACAATTTTCCCTAATCTACTAATTAATACAACTTCTCCTGTATTAACTGTATAAACTCCAAATAAACTTATAATTCCAATTAAAACTAATATTCCAATTCCACTAAATAAAATAATTTTTTTCATACTATTAATTATCTCCTTTTCTATCTTTTTTACTTATAAAAATTTTATAAACTAAATAATCCATAACATTATCAGGTTTTGGTATTAAATCTTTATCATTATTACCTTCAAATCTATATACTAATACTGCAAATAAATAACTTTCCTTATTGAATAAAGAAACACCAAAATAACATATAGATACTATTATAAAAATACCTAATAATGCTAAAAATATACCTATTCCATATATAAAAAACATATTTAATATTTCAAGCATTAATAATCCTCCTTAGTTCTCTTATAATAATTTAATTCAAACTTTTTATGATGTACTTTTAAAAATTCTTTCCAATTACTACCTAATTCATCTAATATAACTGTTATAGCACTAAATAACTGAAATACTTCTTCAATTTCAAACTTAAATCCTACAAGTTCGTATGCTACTGGCAATGATAGAAATAGTAAACTATTCTCAATATTTTGTTCTTCTTTCCTATTTTCTAACAATTTTTCAATATGTTTTTCAAAAGTAGCATTTAACTCATCATTTCTATTTTCAATTTCCTTAAATAATTCATCATCACTGTATATATATTGCAGTAAGAAGTGTAAATAGTCGCTGATTTCCTCTAGCGTATGTTCCTTATCAAATTTACAATTAATTTTCCAAAAGTTCCATTTACCTTTTGTATCTTGCATTACTTCCCCTAATTCAGTATTTAATGCAATTAAAGTATTAACTCTGTTTCTAGGTCTTAATTTTGAATTATTTTTATTTTTTTCATTAAATTTCTCATCTAATAATTTTTGTCTATTTACTAATTCTAATATATCAATTCTATTTAATACTTTTAAATTATTCTCCATCTTCATCAAAACCTCCTGATAAAACTTCTAAAAATACTCCACTAATTAATTTTATTAATTCTTCTTTATTTAAATCTTTATTTTGAACATTATCTTTATTATTTTCCTTTTCTTCTAATTCTTTTATATCTTCTACATATTTTTTAATTCTTCTATTAAGTTCAATTAAAAATTTTGTTAAATTTTTCAACAATGATAAATCTATAATACCATTATTCATACCCAATTTTATATCATAATCATTATTTATAAAAATCAATAACTTACTTTTTCCATCATATTGTATCTCAAACATATTATTAGTCATCAATCTGACTACTAATGGCATTACACTTAAATCAAATTCCTTAATTTCCAATTTTTCATCATTCAAATCTTTTACTAAACCATTTACAATTTCTCCTACTCTTGTATTCTTTTCTAAATATTTAAATTCTATATTTCTTAAATCCATCATCTTAAAAACATCTCCTTAATTTATTTTTTTTATTCAAGAGTGGTATATTTCAACCACTCAATTTACTGAAACTTGCACCAATCTTTATATTCCCAATGTTCATTACCTGCACTATCCCTTACAAGAATATCAAATGATACATCACTTGCAATAGATTTAATAATAACATAACCATTGGAAATTAATTGGTTTCTAAATCCCTCAAATGCTTTCTCTCTTTCATATTGATTTTTGCATAAAGGAATTTTTAAATTAGTACCTCCATAGCCATTAGGTCTACTAATCTTATTTTTACTCCTATGAGAAAAACCTAAACATCCTATACCCAGCATAACTAAAACTAATAATTTTTTCATTTATACCTCCTTTGTTAAGGTGGTATGTTTCGTATAATATGTTCTTTATTATATCCAACATTTAAAAATAATTTTTTGAAATTTAATTTTTCAATTAACATACCTAATACCTTAACCTTTCTTTTATTTATAGATTATAAACAATAATATTTGAAAACAATATATAGTATATGAATTTAAGTATGAAAGTTATCTAACTCATAAATTTTTTATTATTGTTTATATCTACATAACTAATTATATCATATTAATTAAACATTGTCAACACTTTTTTCATTAATTTTATCTATTTCTTTTTGAATATTATTTACACAACTAACTAACTTATTATAACTTTCCATACCATTATTATAATATAATGATTTAAACTCTAAAATTTCTAAATTTTCCACATCAACCAATACTGTAATTTTATCATCTACACTAACAAAATAATTATCTTTATAAGATTTCACATCATTATATGTTTTAAATAAATATTCAATTAATTTAATTTTTTTTGACCTAATATTTTCATTATTCCAAGACTTAAATAGTTCATCAAGTCTTTTAGCATACTCCTCACTTATAATAAAATCAATATTTTTAGGAATATAACCATTATAATTTATTAAATTAATTTTACCTTCCGATATATTACCATACCTTGAATTTGGATATTCTAGTTTCTTTATTAAATATTTTGACTGTTCTACCCAATCTTTAGGTATATTATTATTCTTTAACCTAAACAAATGATTTTTATTTTTGATTGGATTTTCCAATTTAATTACTTCATATTCAATTTTAATTTTAGTATTTTTAAAATTATTATTACTATAATATTCTCTTAACTCTACATCAAATATATCATCATATTTCTTTAAAATTTTTCTTAATTTATTAAAATTATCTTTATGTATCTTAAAAATATCTTTTGGAATTATTAATATATCATCTTTTAAGTATATAATATTAATACTTCCATCAAAATTAGCATAACCAATATTATGAAAATCTTTTGTATAATTTACATCTTTATCTTTAGCAAAATAATGATATTTATAATTCAATACAAGCATATTCCCTTCAATATCTTCTCTATATTTATCTAAATAAATTTCTTCAGGTACTTGTAAATAAAATTCATTTTCAATTTGTAATAATATTAACTTATCTTTTTCCATTTACTTATCCTCCTATAACTTACAAAATCTTATTGTTCTAGTTTCTCTTTTTCCTGTATTTTGGTTTCTTAACCACATCTTAAACTCATAATCATCTGCACTTGTACCTAGTAATGTATGAGTATATACAATATTCAATAACTCTTTATCAATTATTTTCTTTCTTTTATTTAATGGAAATCTACATTCCCCATCAACCACTTTACCGTTATACTGTTTAATAATTTTTGCATTACTTACATTTGCTGTAAACATAATTGCAATTAAAATCCCTAATTTCTTCATTATTTAACCTCCTGATAACTTTATATTTTTGTACATATCTATTTAACAAACTTCTTTTATACCTATTTAATTTTATTGTAGTGTAGGCATTATTTTCATTTTCAAATGCCTTATAATATCTGCCCTTATAATTTATCATATAATAATTACTAAAAGAATTTAAACTTAAAATAATTAATAATAGATATTTTTTCATAACTAAACTCCCCCTAAATCCCCATTTTCATATATTTTTTCTAACAATTCATTTTTTGGCAATGTTTTTATAACTTCCTCCCTGTTTGAAATATCAATTATTTCACTTGTTTTTTCAATTTTAGACAATTCAACCTTTTCAAGTATAAATGTTTGTAAATCTCTTGAATAGTAAATAAAAGATACTCCAAATTCAATATACCCATTACCACTTTCATTGCTTTCTAACTTAAAATATTGAAATATAATATCATATTGAGTATTAATTTTCATTTTCAACGAATACCCTAAATCCATCATCTTTTGATTTAGTTTCTGTTCTAATTCAAAATTATATAAATCATATTCATTAAAATCTATATCCACATTAAATAACATTAATTATTCTCCTTTACATAATATTTTTTATTTTTATAACTAATTTCTAAACCATCTTTACAAGGTATAATATTTACATTATTAAACAAACTATGTAAATTTTTAATTTGATTATTTAAAAATTTTCTTATTTCAATAGTTTCATTAAAAGTCAATTTCCCATTAATAAATAAACCATCTAAATTAAATTTTGAATATATACCTTTTTTTTCTCTCTTTAATACTGATAAGGGATATACCCCTATCAATATCTTTAATTTGTTCAACTTTACCTAGCATATCATCTTTTATAATCAATTTTAAATTCATAATCATTCCCCTATCCTAAAAATTGTTGTTTTTGCCCATTGATATGATTAATTGTCAATATAATTCTATTTTTATATGTTCTATTATAATCAACAACTTTATTCATTAAACTTGTTACTTGAATTAATTTATCATTATTTTCATAACCTAACTCAATATATAGATAATCAATATCTTTTTGATAAGTTTTAAGAAAATCTTTAAAAAATTCCTCATATTCCCTTACATCATCTTTTAAATTGAAATTTAAAATACATTTAATACTGTCATAAATTAATTCCATACCTTTATCTAGTAAATTTATTTTTACTGTCTTTTCCATAACATTACCTCCTAAATTTTCATTTACAAGATTAGTATACCATACTTTTATCTCTTTGTCAAATACTAATTTCATATTTTTCTCTATATTTTATTTTATTATGGTACTTTTCAAGCAAATATAACCTTTCAGTATCATCAATAACTTTATCTTTCAATATAGCCCAATGTATATTATTAGTATACAATTCTGTTTCTATTTTTCTTTCATATTTCTGTACTCTCTTATCTATAATTTTTTGATTATATTTAGTTATATCATAATCCCACATATAATATCTATATTTCTTAACAATGTAATTATTAAAAAATATTTCAACTAACAATATCATTTCTCTTACTGAACTACAACTAATCTCTAAAATACCAAATAATTTACTTAAATTATACTCTAAATCATTATTTCTAATAATTTTAAAATTATAACTATTTTTACAAACTTTATTAAATATTCTAAAATAATCCCTCCTATAACCTATCTTATTATTTGTATTTACTAAATCTCCTTTAAATCTTAAATCAAATTCACATTTACCTTTATCTAAGAAATCAAATACTATATGTGTATCCAAATTATTTTTAAAATTTATTTTAATATTATATATTTCAAATAAACTTGGTGGCTTTTCACAAAAATTTTCAACATAGATAGGTATTTCCAATCTTTTAAATATACCTCTAACTTTTTTAATTTCTTTATTTGTCATTGTTTTTATCTCCATTCTATTAAATTTTTATCTAATTTATCTAATAATTTATTTACTTTCTTTTTAAAATAACTCTCTTTTAAAGTTAAATATTTAAAATCTTCATCTTTTTTAATATTTTCTTTAATCCACTTTAAAATATATTTTATAAGTTGTTCCCTATCAACTATAAATTTATTCTCCAAAGTTGCTCTATAATAATTTATATCTCCTGCAAAGAATAGATAATAAACTTCAATACATAATTTATATTTTGTAATAATACATTTAACATTTGTTTTATACATAATTAAACACCTCTTTCTTATATGACTTATTTTAATTTCAATAATATAATATCATATCTTTTAATATTTGTCAAATAAAATTAAATTAAAAAAGACTAAGTTTTATCTTAGTCCTTTCTAACATCTAAACCATAATTTATTTTAATATATTCTGATAAATCTTTTATATCTCTATGTAAATCATATAATTTCAACTCTCTATAATCATATATACTCATTAAACTTAATAATTTATCATTGAAATTACTAAATAAATCACTGAACTTTATATAATAATTGTTATCTTCATAGTATAAATTTATCTTAATAGATATTTCTAAATATTCTTCAACTATTTCATCATTACAATAATACTTCAATTTATAATGATAATATTCATATCTACAATCAAATATAAAATATAATGGATAAGATAAATTATCTAAGTAATCAAAACCTACATATTTAATATTAGATATTTTATTACTTGCACTTAAAAAATATTTTAATGGTATATAATCTTTATAAAATTTCATATCAAATCCACTCCATTAAATCATTATATTGCTCTATACCTTTTTTAATTATATCTTCTAAATCTTTATATATAACATTATAATCTAGTTTTATATACTTAAATGTTTCACTTTTTTCTAATAAACTATTAAATCCTTTAAGTAATAATTTAATTGTTTCTTCAATATCTACAAAATATTTAAAATTACTACCTCTATGAAATCTATTTTTAACTATAAACCCTAAATATGTAAAACCAATATCTAAATAATTATAACCTACATCATTATTCATATCAAATATATACTTAAATTTATAATAATCTATATAATCCATAACTACACACTACAACTTTCACAAATTGGCTCTTTATCCGCCATTATACTTTGTTTTTGAGTTCTCCAATAATACAATGATTTTATCCCTTTTTGCCAAGCATATATTATAATACCTAAATGTTCTTTCATAGATGTACTACTTTTAATATTAATTGTTGTACTTATTGACTGGTCTATATGTTCCTGTATAACTTTAATTAAATCCAACATTTTCTTTTGGTCTATGTCATAAGCACTCTTATACAAATGTTTATTTTCATTTGTTAAAAATGGCATAGGATATACTGTTTGTAAATAACCATAATCTCTAATTTCCACTTCACTACTAACAGGTAATACACTAGGAGAAGTTTCCATTAAGTATGCACTACTTTGGTTAGGTGCTTGAGTTAGTTGATAAGCATTATATAATCCATATTTTCTAATATTTAAATCCAATTTAATCCAATCTTCTTTTGTTGGTAAATTTATATCTATATTTTCTAATATATCTCTAACTTTATCTGTTACAGGTTGTAATTTAATATAACCATTTATATATTTTTCTAATGCTTTTCCATTTGCATATTCTGACTTTTCAAAATATTTAAATTTCCCTCTTTCTTTTGCTACTAACATACTTCCATACAATGAATAATATCGAATATACATAAATAATAAATTTGTTAAATCTTTTGCTTCTTCACTTTCGTATTCAATACCTAATTTAACAAATAATGTATGCAATCCCATCGTACCTAATCCTACACTATGAAAATCATCTCTTGATTTATTAACACTTGGAACACTATCTATATTAGATAAATCACTTACATTAGATAAAAATTTCATACTTGAAATTATAACATTTTTTCTTTCATCATCTGTCTTACATTCAAATAAGTTTACTAAATTTAAACTAGATAATACACATTGAATATCATAACCATATTCATTAGTTCCATCATAAATATTATTACTAAATTTATTTGGAGAATTTAATTGTGCTATTTCACAACATAAATTACTCATATTAATCCTTCCAATTTTCTTTAAATTATGTTCTCTATTCATTGTATCAATAAATATTATATAACTAAAGCCACTCTCTTTCTGACTTCTAATTATTTCTTGTACTAACTTTAACTTATCTCTTTGTGTTTTTCTTATATTTTTATTTTCAACTAACTTATCATACCACTCATTCATATCCATATTATCTAATTCTACTCCAGTAACATCATAAACATTTTTTGGGTAAAAAGTATAATAATATCTTGAGGAATTATCTTTTAATAATTCCATAAACTTATCAGGAATAATTATTGCTGTACTTAATGTTTTTAATCTTAATTTCTCGTCTGCATTTACTTTTTTACTATTAATAAATTCTTCAATATCATTATGAAATATAGATAGATGTACTACTCCACTTCCAGACCTTTGACCTAACTGGTTGATGTATGAAAATATATCTTCAAAAACTTTACAAGGAGGTAAAACTCCACTTGCTCTATTATCTACATCTTTAATTGTTTCTCCTCTTGCCCTAAGTTTTGTTAAATTTATCCCTACACCACCACCAATTTTACTCATCTGCATAGCACTATTCACAGCATAATTTATACTCTCTAAATTATCACTAACATCAATAAGGTAACACGATACCATACCACCACTTCTTAATTTTCCACTATTCATAAATATAGGTGTTGCTCCTTGTAACTGTCTATCTGCCAAAATATTTATAAATTCTTTAGCTTCTTCAAAATTTCTTCCAACAGTCAAGGCTATCATACTTAATCTATCTTCATATCTCTCAAGTATTCTTTCATTATCTACTGTTCTCATAGCATATCTTTCATAAAATGTTACTGCTCCTGTATAACTTCTAAATCTTATTTTCTTACCATAAGCAATTTTAAACACTTCTTTAATTTCTTCCATAGAATACTTATCTAACACTTTTTTATCATAATACCCATTTTCTACCAAATAATTTAATTTTTCTTCTAAACTATGAAAAAATACTGTATTTTGGTTTACATTGTTTAAAAAATACTCTTTAACTCCTTTATTATCTAAATCTAAATTAATATAATTTCCATTCTTATCTTTTTGATTTACTTTATTATTTAATATAATATAGTTCTTATTCATTTTTACCTCCTATTATTTTATCTATATCTAAATAAAATTTATATTTAGTTTCATATTCTTGAGTATAATAATTAAATTCTTCATACTTATTCTCTATAACATAACTATTTAAAAACTCTTTAGCAACATTTATTAATGATGTAAAAAATTGTAAAGTTTCATTATTAAACACAACATTAGAACTAAATTTAAAATTTTTCATCTCTATTCCACTACTTACATTACTCTTTTCTAAATAAAATGATATAAATGTTTCTAAATTATCTTTTATTTTATAATAATAATTATCTCTACCATTACACTCAATCTCTAATTTTAAATTCGTACTAACTTTATCTTTTAACATTTTCATTAAAGAATTATTTATATAATTATAATATTTATCCTTAAAAATTTCTCTCTCTAACACATTTTTAATATAAATATCTCTCTGTTTTTTATAATAATTTTTACAAACTAAATATTCATTTCTATCTGTTTTATTAATTTTAAGGAAAGAAAATCTCTTTAATTTATCTACTAAAAATATATTCAAATTATTTATTATAATTGAATTTACATTATCTTCATACAAATAATTATAATGTTTATTAAATTTTATATTTTCTTTTCCATCTACTGTACCTAATAATCTTACTTGAAAAATTTTAAAATTTATTGTATTAGTAAATATTTGCAAATATAAATTATTACCTAAGGATATTAAATTAACTCTTTTATCATACTCAATACCTAATCTTTCTTGTTTTTCTTTACTGAATATAAAATCTTTATCTATTTCATACTCATAATATACACTTTTTGAACACAAAATTAAATTTTCAATATTATTTAAAATCATATCATTTCTATCTCCTGTTATTTTTTCAATTTTATTATTTTTTCTTTAATTTCATCTAACTCTTTTTCATAATAATTTTTCTTACCCTCTAATTCTTTTAATTCTTTTTCTTTTTTAATAAACTTTTCTATCTGTTCTTTCAAACATTTTCTCATACTCTCCTCACTAATCTCATCTCCTGTCTGAAAATTACCACTAACAACCCAACTAGCAACTTTAAATGAATTAAATCCTTTTCTAACAAACCATACTTCAAATTCAATACCATTAGTATAACCTCCAAACTCACTAATAGTTATACTTTCAATACTGTCTATTTTACTAAACTCATCTAAAGCAAACTTAATGAAATCTAAATGTTCATTCATTTTACTTCCTCCAATCTATTTATAGTTAATTAATTTTACCATATAAAAAATAAAAAGTCAAGAAAAATCTTGACTATTTTCTAAAACGCATATTTACCATAATTTCAACAAAAATCATAAATATTATAGTAATTAATATAATAAAATCTTTTTCATTCATCATTCTCTCCTACTAACATATCAATATATTTTCTCGCTTTCTTTAAATCCTCTTTACCGTTTTTTTTACTTGCTCTTAAAACATATTTTATAATATTTGCTATTTTAAAAGCCTCCTGTGGTTTATAATCCTTAACAATTTCATCTATAATCTCAATCACTTGAATATTACTACCTTTTATGTTTAATTGATAGTGATTAGGTTTATTTACATTATCAAAATTATTTTCATTATTTATATTAATAACATCATCTTTATATGAATTAATATAATCAATTAATCTTTTTAAATTATTAAAATCATATTCATAATTCATACCTATATTATCACATTCATCATCATAATCTTTACCTTTTTTATCACATAATTCTAATGAATAGTTATCAAAATTAAAATCTCCATTATTTAATAAAAAATTATATTTTGAAAAACCTGAACCTAAAGTAAATTTTATTTTATTTTCATATTTATTAAATTTATTAATTAATTCTCTAACTAAATTATAATCTCTAATACCTAAAATAGTCCAACAATATAATTCCCCTACTTTAGCATATTCCCATTTTATTATTTCATTATTCATCATAACTATCTTCCTCTCTTTCAACTACTGGCAATATATTTAGTTCTTTTAACTTATCATAAATGAACATTCTACCTTTTTGTATCCATTTAGTATTAAGTTTTGTAAATTCACTATCTTCATCTGCATAAGTAACTGACTGTGTATAACCTTTTCCTTGATATTTTGAATAAAGTAGCCATTGATTGCTTTGCTTATACTGAATTTTCAACTCATTTAACAACTTATTCAACCATTTACCACTTTTACCATAATCCTTTGCTATTTGTGTTACTGTTACAAGGTTAGGACTATTCAACACAACATCATAATAACTTACTTTAGGTGCTTGAATTTCTAATTGTTCTTGCTTTTCTTTATTCTCTAACTCTAATTTTTCAATTCTTTCAATACTCTCTAATTGCATTATTAATAAATCTTTTACTGAATATTCTTTAGGTTGTAATTTATCTTTAGCAATTTGAATTAAATTATACCTAACTTCTGCACTATATCTTGCACCTAACTGTAAAACACCATCTAATGTCAATAAAAACATAGGTTGTTCCTTATTTTGAGAATTTATATAAGAGGACGGCTCAAAAATGAGTTGTCCTTTTTCAATACCTAATTTACTTATCTCATCTCTAATATCCCTCATAACATTTTTGTGTTCTTTATTGACAATATCTGCAATTTCTAAACTTGTCATAGTTCTTTTATTATTTAAATTAATAATATCATTTACCATTTTCTTTTTCCCACTTTCTTATATTCTGTTTCACGGCTTCATTATTTCTATCTTTACTCCAATTCCAACCATCTTTACAAATTCTTTTCATATCTCTAAATGAATAAAATTCTACTTCTTCATTTTCAATAATTCTTCTTAAATGTCTTTTTTGATATTTTTTATAAAATCTCTTGCTTTCTTTAACATCAATAAACCAGTTTACATTCTTATAACTTGGTAAACTTCTTCTAGTTCTACTCATAAATATTTCCTCCTCACTCTATTGGTTGTAATTCTTTAAAATTTCTACCACTTTCAATGTCAACTCTAAACCTTACATCTTTAGTATACCACACTTCAAATATTTCTGTCAACACTTTTTTTATCTCTTTATCACTAATTTTATCACTTACTGACAAATAACAAGCGTCATATATAGTTGTTAGAATAAACACATCATTTTCCCAACCTAACTCTTTAATCTTTCTATCAAATCTAATCAATGCTTCGTAAATAACCATAGCATTTTCACTTTGAATAATGTAGTTAGTGGATTTTCTTAGTTCTTCTAATATCTCCTTTTTATCATTATATTTCCAATCTTTTAATTCTCTCCAATTAATTCCCTTAGACTTGTTCATATATAATCTCTGTCCGTGAGTTCCTTCAACATAACCATTCTTGCATAAAAAATCCTTATTATTATCCATAAATTCCTTTATCTTTTGATTTTTTTCCATATAAACATCTAAAAGTTTTTCTGCTTCTTTAGTTTTAACTTTCATATTCTCTGCTAAACCTTTTGCACCTATCCCATAAGGTACATTTTTATTATAATTTTTATTAATTCCATAGGGCAATGAGTTGATACATAAAGTATCTCCGTTAAGTAATTCTACTGAACTATGCTTACCCAAAGCATATAATTTTTATTTATAATTTTTCAAATTAATACTAGCATTATAATCTCTATCTATTTCTAAACCACATTTATTACATCTATAAATTCTATCATTTAATGATAATTTATCATTACCTTTCTTTATATTACCACAATTACTACATTTTTGTGTACTTGGATAAAATTTATTTGCAACAACTAATTCTATATTATATTCATAACATTTATTACTTAATAATTTTTTAAACATTCCTAAATATTGATTATAAAACTGTCCTTTAAAATGTTCTGATTTTTGAATTAATCTATTTACATCTAAATCTTCAATTATTATTTTATATGGTTTTAATTTTATAATCTCATTTACTACACTATAAATATAATTTTTTCTAATACATTTTAATTTATAATATAATTTCCTATTTTTATCTTCCAACTTTATTATGTTATTTGAATATAAATCATTATTAATTTTAAATTTATTCATTATAATTTTAGTATTAATATCAATCTCTTTTTCTAAATTTATAATTTTTTTATCTTTATTTATATTTTTAAATACCATACCATTACTTAATATTGCAAAATCTTTTATACCTAAATCTATACCTAAAACTAAATTTTTATCTAAACTAATGTTTTTCTTATTATATTCTATACCAATATTAGCATACCAAAATTTACCACTTTTATCATATAAAATTCTACAATTATGTAACTTTATATTATCTTTATATTTAGTTCCTCTAGGTAATCTATTATTATCTTTCATTCTAACCCAACCAATCTTTTCTAACCTTAAATGATTTTCTCTTATACTTAAAAAATCATTTCTATGGGGAAAAGATTTTATTGTTTTCTCATTTTTATATCTAGGATAATTTTTTCTCCCATCAAAAAATTTTTAAATGCTTGAATAACATCTTTAAAAACTAATGGTGGTATTTTACTACTACATTCTTTAAATTCTTCTTTTAACTCAAATTTTTTAAAATCATTACATATTGAAACAAAATTTGTAAACTTTCCTGTCTTTATATAATTTTTATTTACAAAATCTATTCCATAATTATAACAATAATTTCTATATTTTACACACTTTTCAAACAATTCAATTTGTTTTTTATTTGGGTAAAGTCTTACCGTTATGCTCTTAATATCCATTATAATCCTCACATTTCTTTCAAAATATGTTTAGATTATATCATATACTTGATTGTTTGTCAAGTACCCTCCCACTTCATTTATAATTCTATAAACTACTCTACTCTGTTCTCACAATATACCTATAATATATTGTTACCATTTCGTTAATCGTTGAAGTTTACCCATATCTTATTGACTTAGGGTCTTACCTGCTGATTATCTAATCCTTTAAATTTTTAAACATTCACACCTATCATTTCTAATTATGTTTTAGTTTTAAAGGCTCTAAAGACTTTCCAGCAATTCAAGAGGTTTAATCGTGTATATTTCTACACAAGTGGACTATCTGTTGGGATAGTTAATCCAAAATTAATACTTTTAGCATTATATCTCATATTACCCATCAAATCTTTGATTACAGACAATTTTTTTTCTAAGGGTATGTCTAGGTCGGCTAAGGTCATTCCTCGAACGTGTACCCCCATTTCCGACTGTTTTAGGTATGTTTTAATCTCATCATACTTCTCTTTTGTTATCTCTGTTGTATCTCCCCAAACTCCATAAGCCATATTACTATGTAAATCTAAACCATCTTTAATTGCATTAATTAAGTTAGGCTCTTTACTCAATGCTCCTAATATATAAAGTTCACAACTTGAATAGTCTAAAGCAACAATTCTATGATTATCCTGCAAAGGAATTATACATTTTTTCAATACTGATAAATCCCCTCGACTTGGCAACTGTTGTAAATTTACACTATTTTGTGCTACCCTATGTGTAATAGTTCCTTGTAAATTTGAATTAGGATGGTTAAATGGATAATCTTCGCTTGTCAAGTTCCATAACCCCTTCTCCTTATTTTCATCATTTACCCCTAAAAAACCATCTACCCCTTTAATATATAAAGCATATTCCCTTATCTTATCAACTAAAGGTATATATGAATATTTATTCATAAACTCCTTGTCAGTTTTAGGTGTTCGTTCTCCAGTCTTTTTATTTGGGTCATTATATTTTACTGGTTTTAATCCCATAATATCAATAAATAAAGTTGCCTTATGGTTAGGACTTTTCAAATTAAATTTACTTTTATTTTCAATATTTTCTAACATCTTTGAAGTTAATTGACTAATTCTCTCTTTATCTTTCAATAATCTCTCTTTTGTATATTTTCCTAATTTAATTTTTTCTAATCTACTCTCCAACTTGTCATCATAATCTTTCTGTCTTTTATCCAACACTTTACGATATTCTCTCATATACAATAAATCTTCTGTTTTCTTAACTTCTTCAGTTCCCACAATCTCACTATGATTTTTTTCCAATATCTTATTCCATTGAATATTTAACTCCAATACCTTATCCCTGTCAACTCTAATACCTTTCACTTTTGCATTAATATAGATGTTTGTTACCTTATGTTTTAATTTAAGTAAATATGGTAACTTATCCCAACCATTCTTAACATTCTCCTTAACCTCTTTTACAAAATTTTCAAATAAAGCATAAGTAACTAACACATCATAATTACCATAAGGTATTAAAATATCATCAGAAAACATATCATAGGTAAACTTATTTTTTGTAATACCTTTTTCCTTTATAATCTCTTTTTTTATATTTTCTAATTCATCTTCATATCCATATAATTCCTCATAATAGTATTTACATAATTCCTTTAATGATAAACTGTTCCCCTTATCCTTATCTTCTGCTCTCAATAATATGTCAGTATGTAAACAATGTGCCATTATGTATGTGCAATAAGTCCATCTAATTTTCATTCCTAACATATAATTTAATTGAGAAATATCAAAATAAGAATTATGTAATACAATCTTGCATTTAAAGTTATTAAAAGCCTTGAATATCACTTTTAATTGTTCTATACTTAAATCTCTAGTTATTAAATATCTTGACTTAGTAGTGGAAAATCCAATACCAAAGCCCAATAATTTATTATTTCTAATATTCAAGTCCTTAGTTTCAATATCAAATGTAATAACTTTATCTTTATCCATAAATATATCTTTATTTTCAATAAAAAATTTCTTTATATTGTCAAAACCTTTAACACTTCCAATATCTAAATCTAAATTATTATATGTTTCCATTATTTCTCCCCTCTAATAAAATATTCATATAAATTTTACCACATCAAAATAAAAAAGTCAAGTATAAACTTGACTTTAATTTATTATACATCATAACCATATAAAGTATGGTCATATTCAATTTCATCTTCAACTTTCTCAAACAAACTATAATAAAATTTTTCAACCCATATTATTTGTTTATATGTTAATCTCTTATTTTTATCATAATATCTTTTTAATTCAATAAACTTTTCATTTTTAGTAACTTCTATTATCTTATCTAATTTTTCTAATATACTCATCTAATAACTCTCCTATATTTAAAACTTATCATATTGCAACCCCTCAACAACACCTAATTCCTTATAATACATATTGTCAAAGTTCATTATTGCCAATACAATCTTATCGCTCTCTCCGTGCCTATTCTTACCAACAAACACTAACATTAATTTCATACCTAAGAATAAATCTTTATTTCTCTGCAATCCCTGTTCCATAAATGCTTCAATTTCAGTATGTAATATTTGTTCCTCTGTAACTGCAATACTCCCATCACTAATAATATCTCTTTTATATCTTATAATAGTTAGTTTAGATAATTCAATCAAGTCTGTATACCTGAAATATAAACTATGCTCTGCTATCTCTACAATCTGTTTACTCTCTGCCAAGCAAGTATGGTCTAAATATTTCCTATTCATACTATGTATTGCTAACTGCACCGTAGCAACAATTCTTAAATCATTAGCCTTAGCAATCATATCAAGCCTAGTTGCAAGGTTAGATAATAATTGGTATTCCCCCTTAACTTCTGCTTTCATAGTATCTAATATAGTATTCTTATAACCTTTCCTAGCATTTGAAATGATACAATTCTCTATATCATCAGGTGTAAACATCGGCATAAAGACAAATTTTACTCTCTTTTTAAAATTATTTACATAATATGTAAAAGTATCTCTCAATAATCTTTTATCCAAGTCAGTAGGACTACCTCTTTCAATCCTATGCCTCCTAATAAATCTATTCTTTAATTTCTTATTATTTTCAGTAAATCTATACACATATTGATAAATAGCAACTAAAAACAATTTTTGAAATGTTTTCTTATCCTGCTCATTCGCAATAATTAATATTTTTTCACTACATTCCCCATCTTCATCTTTCTGTAAAAGTAATGGTAATATGTAAAATGGAAAAGTCCAAGTAGTCTTACCTTTTCCACTCGAAGCACCAAGAAAATGTACTCCCTTAAATATACCTCCTGTAAAATAATCTGTATATTCATTAAATCTCTGCCTTATCCCCACTTCCATTTCATCGTTTTCTATTTCCTTTATTAATTCTTCCATACCCTGTTCCATATCACTTTCAATAGGTTTTGACTTGTAAATATGAAAACATCTGTCTATACTGTCTAATAAATAATCTCTCATATCATCTGTATTATCTGCAAAGTCAGATAACTTATTAATTATACCCTCTATTCCACCATTATCATCAACAAAGTTAGAATAACGGTATAGACTAAGATTTTTTAGGTATATCTCAAACTCCCCTTTTATATCCAAGTCATAATCTATCTTCATAATATCGGTATGGATTAATAACAGTTCCCTAGTAACATCATCTATATCTTCATTATTTGCTATCAACTGTTTTATCCTGTCTAAAGTCAATATTTGAAAATCATACTTTTGATATAGAATAACTGCATAGTCAAACAATATTTTCATATTTGAATTGATAAAGTCATCTGTATTAATCTTATTCTTTATTTCAATAAGATTATCTCTGTTATTATAAATTAATTGAGTTAGTTTTACTTCACTTTCCTCCAAATTTTTCTCTAAAAATTCCATTATTTTGTCCTTTCAACTAATTTTTTAAACTTATTAAAGTCAACTAAATTTACAGTATCTAATGAATTTGTCAATCTATGTACTTTAGTGTATGCGACTTTACCTATATTAAGTTTATAATCTTTATCCATAGATACAAAACATTTATACATCTTTAATACATTTTCCCTACCTAACTTATAAGTAACAGAAAATAAATCCTTATATTCTTCATCTTTTATATATGAATTATCCAAATTTCTTGAATTTTCATAAGGTAAATTATTATACAATATATTATCCCTTAATGTAAATGATATGAATATATAAATATTACTTTCAAACCAGTCCTTATCCTTTTCCATAATCTCACTTACAAAATCAGTACCAAGCAAATAATAAATCTCATTAAAAGGTATCATAAACTGTCTGACTATTGCTAAGCCATTACATAAATACTGAACTTCAATGGTATTCTCCGTTACCTTAAATGTATGGTCTTTAATTAATGTTATTTTCCTACTCTTAGTATATAATATCTTCCTAATACTAAATATATTTTTATTTTCCATAAAATCACTTCCTTTTTAAATATTATCCTATCTTATTATATAATAATAAAATAAAAAAGTCAAGCAATTTCTTACTTGACTTAAAAATAATTTTTACAACTCTCCCTTGTCATATTTATCTAATCTTTTTAGCACATAATCCAAGTCATTAGGTATATATAACTCAAATACACCTTTAGGAGATTTTATACTGCTTGTACCACCTGTACTGTTTGTCTGAAATCTGTACTCTCCATCTTGAACATTAGTCAATAATACAGTGGTAAATAACCCCTCAATAGTCATCTTTTCATCAATAAACTTGCTTGATGTTTTAACCATTGTACCCTTTTCTTCTGCAACTGTTTCTGTATTGCTATGCCACATAATTACTAAATTCAATTTCTTTGAGTATGCTCCTCCGATAATCTTCATCAATACATCACTAATATTCTTAGCAAGGTCAATCCACTTATCAAATCCTTTTTCATCTGCTCTTGAAAAAACATCTCTCTGAGTATAAAATTGAAAATCATCAACTATTATATTCTTATAAGGTAAATTCTTTGAAAATATAACTTCTAAAGTCTTATTCAACTTATCAAAGTTATCGCATACCAATATACAACCTTTACCTTTTTCCATCTTATCTACCGAATAGTTTTTAGACCACCCTGCAAATGGCAATGGCTTGAATTGGCTCATTAAAATTAATGTTTCACTTGGTTTTAATTTTTCTATACTTGATGTTTTTCCTGTACCACTCATACCTAATACTAATAATGCTTGTCCGTTAGACATTTTACATCACTCTCCTATAATTTATTTTAAGAAAATACTATACCAGTACTTATCTCTTTCAATTCTTGAGTTTCAACTGAATACACCATAAAAATAAATTTCTTTTTAATATTTTCTTTTAATTTCTCATATACTTCATAATCTTCCTTTGAAAATATTAAATTATTTTGATGATTATGAATAATGATTGGTTTCTCCATTCTCTCAATCTCAAGTATATCTCTATCTGTTAAATAAAGTCCTAATGTTGTATTATCTTGTTTATCAATTTGTGAATTGTTAATTTGATATATTTTATTTGTTTTACCATCTAATACAATCATATTTTCAACTTTACTATCTAAACTTTGATACATCTCTATTATAGCATTAATATTCTCTCTTGTCAACACTATTTTCATATTTTTTAATATGCTTTCTAATGCTTGTCTATATTCCTTAAATGTATCAATATAAATACTTTCAACTATATTTCCACTAAATTCTACATCTAAACTAAAATCAAATCCTTGTTGCTCATTTAATGGTTTTATTTTAAATGTAGTATGAAAATTACTTAATATCCTTGCTAAATAACCCTTAGCAATAATCCCTAACTCATCATTTTTAAAGTATTTCTCAACTTTATCAAAATAAAGATTATATACTATTCTATATTTCTTATCTTCTAACTTTATAAATTTAAAATCATATAAAATATCTTTACCTTTTTTAATTTCATAATCATATAAACTTTTTTCCATATTCTCTCCTTAATTTACTTTTTCTCCACCTATTGTATTAGTTAAAAAACGTTTCTTTGTTCTTTCATCTAAATTTTCTGCTTCCCATTTAGTTAAATGAAAATATCTACAACTATGCCCACTATCCATAATTACTTCCTTATTTTCATAATCTATTTTAATAATTTTACTTGTAATGTATTCTTTTTTATGTAAATCATCAAAATCATAATACATAAATTTAATCTTATCCCCTACATTAACAACATTACCTTTAATATCTCTAACTATATCCACTGTAAACTCCCCTTTATACTTTAAATATTAATTTTTTTCATAATAATTATCTAATATCTTAAAAACATTTTCAAATACTTTTTCAGTTAATATAGGCGGTATTGCATTGGCTACCATTAAATATTTATCTTGTATTGTACCCTGCAATACAAAGTTATCTGGAAAATTTTGTAATCTCATACCCTCTCTTATTGTATATATTCTATCATATCTAGGGTGTATAGATATATTTTTACATATATTACTAATAGTACCAATTAAACTATTTTCATTTTCTCTTTTATAACTACTACTAAATCTCGCTTTTGTTTTCAAAGGGTGTCCGTTAGGTAAACAACCTATATACATACCTGTTTTTATAAGTTTTATTCTTTCCTTAACTATTTTTGTGGTATTATTTGTTACATTATCAATAAGCACATCATTTTTATTTCTAAGAGATTTTATATAATCTGTTGTGTTCTCTACATCAACTAAATAAATATTATCTCTTTCAGGTATATCCATAATAGCCTCTTTAATACTCACATTCTTATTAATATATTGTGGATATTCTAACATATTAAATAATTTTTTATCATTACTTGCTAAAAATATAACTCTATGCCTAGTTTGTGGTAATCCTAGTTTCTCACATTCTATTATTTTATATTTTACATAGTAACCTATATCATTATATGCTTGTATAATATTATCTAATATTAACTCCTTATCCTTATTTTTCATACTTAGAATACCTTTAACATTCTCCATTACAACTATTTTAGGTTTTAATATATTTACTATTCTTAAAAATTCAAGAAATAAATGATTTTTTTGTTCCATTCCTTTATGATAATCTCCAGTCTGATTATACTTATATCTTGTTTGTAAACTAAATCCTTGACAAGGTGGACTTCCTAAAACAATATCACATTTATTATCCCCTATTAATTCTTTAATCTTTCTCTCATTTAAGTTATGTATATCCATATTTAATGCTTTATTTCCTAAATTGTAATTATAACTATCAACAGCAGGTTTCCAAAAATCTAATGCAAATAGTGTTTTAGTTCTATTATGCCTTTTAACACCTATTGACCCCCCTCCTGCTCCACAAAATAAATCTACTATATTATATTTTCTCATAATACTAAATCTCCTTTCAATTAAATTTTATCTACAATAATATTATCATAAATTTTTCTATTTGTCAACACTTTTATAAAAAAATGTGTAGTTCTTTGCTACACATTATAAATAATCTTTTTAAACATACCTTTATCTTTATTAAATTCAATGGCAATGGCACTTTTAGTCTGTGTAATGTAACCCATCTCATTATGCCAATTATCACTACCACTAAGACTAGGCAACCTTATATATTGTACTCCTCCAATTTCCTCAACAGAATAATTATGTAAATGCCCACTAATGAAATAATTATATTTAGATTTACCATACATCTCTTTAACTTCATTTTGCATTAAAAACTGTTTCTGTTTTTTATTTTCTGTATCTAAATGCCCCAATCCAATCAAAGAATTTCCATATTCTATGTATTTCCTACTCTTTATTTCACTATTAAATACAATATTTCCTTTTTCAAAATTATAATGTTCTAGTGCTTTTACTAACATATAACTTAATAATTTATCGTGATTTCCTTGAATTAATATAACATTAACTTTATCAAAAAATACACTTAATGTATGTAATGTTTCTATCATCAAACTTAAACCAAAATCAAACATTTTATATACATCTACTTCTGTATCTTGTGGTGTACCTTTTGTAGTTGTCTTATTAATTGTATCAATATTAAAATAATCTTCCCCAATTATAAACATACATTCTTCTGCACTTGTTTCATTTAAAAATGTATCAATAGCATTATTAAATCTAGTTTTAGCCATCTCCATATCATAATCATCACTAAATTTATTCAAATGTAAATCTGCTATATCAATTAATATCATATTTTCACTAATATCATTTTTATTTAATGTTGGTCTTACAAAATCAACTTTACCAAAGCAACTGTCAATAACATTCTTTAATTCTTCAATATCATAATCTAACTTATCTCTTTTCTTAAATTGACACTTAACAGAATATAAAGGTATAGTTCCTTTTTCTTTATTAGGACTATCCCATAATGAATAATTTAATTTCTCAATCTGCCATTCCTTAATATCCAAATTAAATTCTTTCAATATATCTTTTTCATTAATATTTTCAATATTCAAATGAATTATTTTCTCTGCTCTAATTTTACCATTTATAAAATCTATTTCCTTTTTATCACTACCTAAAACAACTGTATTTGACTTTCGTGGCTGTTTATCTTCATTTTCGATAAGTTCTTTACCTAAGTCTTTTTCAAGTTGTTCTACAACCTTATAACCTCTATAAATTTTATTTCTTCTCTTTTCATTAGGATAGTTAGGTAAAGTCCTTAACATATTATCCATAATTAATCCCTTATCTTTACAAAATATTCTTAATTGCTTGTAATTAATATGATGTAAAAACTTACCATTATAATACAACTTAAAATATTTATATTTATTTTTCAATTAAATTACCGCCTTTTCTTTTAAATTATTTTCCTTTTTAAATTTTCTAATTATTAAACTTGTTTTTCCATTTTGTCTTGAAATACCATTAAATTTTATACTATATTTTCTTAATTTATCTTTTTTATTCTTAATTTTTCTCATATCAATCCTTCCAAACATCTGTTTCAAATATTCTATATTTTGTATCTAACCTTACCCTAAATCTTCCAAACTGCATAACCTTATCGTGCTTTAAAGGTACTGTTTCATCAACCTTTTCAACATAACCATAATCTTTTAAATCTTTTAAATATGATTTTAATTGTTCAAAATCATAGTTAGTTTTTTGTTCCATAAAATTTTCTTGTTTTACAATAATATTACTCATTACTTAACTTCCATTTCTCTTTATCCTTTTTCAATACTTTATTTTTTAACCACCTATTTAATAAATATCTTTCATTTCTTCTACTATTAGGTCTATGTCCTAATAATAAATTCCTATCTTCTTCTAATATTTCATAATAATCAAATAAATCATTTATATAAGATTTATTTACAATATAATTTTCAATATCAGAATTATCACTAACAACATCATCTATAATATCAAGACTGCTTGAATTTTCTTTTTTTAACCTTTCAAAAAACTCCTTAGCCAATGTTCTAGTTTTCATCTTGACACAATGCACTATATAACCTTTAATATTATCAATCTCATCTTCCCTTGCAAATATCTTCTTTTCCAATCTCATAATAAATATTATTAATTCCTGTTTCAAGTCATCTTTATCTACAAAAGTATTTTTATAAATATTATATAACATTGTATCTAACATCTTGTCATATTCTTCATAAGTAAAATATGTAAATTCATAACCTGTGTAATCTTCTTCCAATCTTTTCATATTCTACTCTCCTAACAACAGTTTAGTATATGGCTCATACACTATAAAACTCCTATAACAATCTAATACTACTTTTACCTTAAATTTTATAACTTTTTTCATTATCTTACTCACTATAATTTCCTCCTAATTCTATAAATAATTTTCTAATATCATATCTGTAATTTTTTCTTAAAATTTCTTGGTCTACCTTAATATATTTACCCTTTTCCTTGTATTTCTTTATGTTAATTGTTTTAGTATTATTTTCTTCCAAATATTTAATAATATTCTGTACTTCAATAAAATATGTTTCTTCCAGTTCCCTAAACTCTATAATAAAACAACCATAAACATTAAACCTCTTATACCCATTCTTATTATGAATAATCTTATTAATATCATTCAACTGTCTTAAACTATGTTCTGTAAAACTGAAAGATTTTCCTTTTATACTCTTTAATTCAACAAATAATAACTTATTTACTAAAAACATCATACAATCACATATATTATTTGTAGTAAACTTTGTTTTATCACTACTAGCAAAACTAAATGGACTATCTTTAAATCTATAAAATAATATATCTTGTTTATCACAAGATTTTTTAATATTATCTTGTAATACATAACCTTTATTTATTTTCATAAGACAACTCCTTAATGTTTACATTAAATACTCTCTCTAATTCTTCCCCTCTATTTTTACACATTTTATAAATTTCTTTGTAATGTATATCTTTATCCATACTTTGTTTTATTATAGCACTAAATATGTTTTCAACTTCTGCTACTCTATTTAACAATATCATACTAACTTTATCTCTTGTACCATTTTCTATTCCTGCTGTCTTATTAGCAAGTTTAGAATAATTTGAATAAAAGAATTTTGTATTACTACAACCTTGTCTAATTGCATAAGGTATTAATTCTTTTATCATATCTGTTACTTTTCTTCTAATAATTTTACCTTCTAATCTTGTCTGCAACCATTCTTCATTTTTCTTTTGTTTCTTACCTTTTAACTCATTCTCTAAAAATTCTATATACTCAATAACAGCCCTTCTTATATATGTACTTTCTCTAACTAAAATTTGTTTTGCTTGGTTAAAAGTTAATTCAAAACAAGGATATTCTCTACCTCTTACAATATATTTTCGTTCCAAAATTTTTTGGAGCAAAATATCCTTTTTAAACTCATCTCTAATAATATTTAATAAACTATCGTGTCTTAATTTTACTGATTTACCTCTTTTTACTTCTGAATTAGTTAATAAAAAATGTACTTTTTTATCATTATACTCTAATTCTCTTAATTTATTTATATAATCTGCTAAATCATAACTCATTATAGTTTCATTCTTTTTATTTACAATTAATTCAAATTTATTTTTCATTTGTTTACCTCTTTCTTTAAATTTCATTAGTATTCCATTATAATAATATCACATAAATAAAAAAATGTCAAGCCCTATTTTATGACTTGACTTTTTCACTAAATTTCTTTATATATTTTAATAAATTCTTTTTACTCCAACACATATCAAATATACAACTTTTTTCATTTACATATTTTGTATTATTATCAATAAAGAAAACATCAAACTGTTCATCTTTAAACCATTTCCTTATCTGAATTAATAACTTTTCTTTCTCCTTATCACTATCAAAACAAATAAATATCTTTTTAACACCTAATTCTTTTAACAATTCTATCTGTGAATTACTAACATTGCTTCCACCTACTGCTAAAGTATTATATAGTTCACATTGAATACTTTTCATAACTGATTTTTCACTCTCGACTAATATAACTGTTTTAGTTTTTTCTATACTGTCTTTACATAAATCATACCCAAACAATACCTCACTTTTTGGATATACAAGTATTGGATAATACTTAGGAATATTTTTTGGTACTTCACTATTATTATATCTCCCAATCATTCCTACTAATTTATCTTTAAACTCAACAGGTATTAACACCCTATCAGTTTCTTTATCATACTTAATATTAAATAATAATTGTGTAGGCTCATTTATGTTATCATTTAAAAATAAATCACTAATTGTATTAGGAAATAAATCTAATAATCTCTTAGGATATTCTAACAATTCTTTTTTCTCATATTCAATATAATCATCATTATCTATCTTTTGTATTTCATAATCTAACTTTTCAATTAAACATTTAAATTCAAACATTATTAAATGTTTATTTAAATTAGTTATAATACTCAATAAATCTAATACATTACCTTTTTCTGTACTTTTAAAATCATAATAAACCATAGAATTTAAAGACAATGACAATCCATTAAAGTTATCACTACCAATACTATCCATTCTTATATTGCTTTCATCAACATTAACAGTATATCTAATATTTTTATTCTTTAAATATTCAAATAATAAATGTTTATTATTCCTAAGTAATTTTATAAAAGTATTATCATTCATATTATACACCTACATTACAAAATTTATAAAAACTACATAAATTCTCACAAAAGAATTTATCATAATTATATGGTATTTTATTTGTATCTAAATTTTTCAAGTTATCAACCTTAATCATTCTTAAAATATTATCAAACACATATTTCAATGCTTTCTTTTTATTCATAACATTATAATCAATAAACACTAAACAATCTTCAAAATTAATATTATCTTTTTTAACAAAGTCTTTTCTCTCACAATTAGTATATCTAACATTTCCATTTTTAAACTTTGTAATTTTTCTAATATATTTTAAAAAGTTCCAACCAATCCTATTAATCTTATATCCCATTTTCTCCAAAGCAAGTGCATATAATATTAATTGAAAACTATGTAATTCTAACTTATATCCTTTATATATTGTACTTGTCTTATAATCAATAATATCTAAACTACCATCTTCATTCACTCCGATAAAGTCAATAATACCATTGAATATATAATTATTAAACATTGGACTTTTAAACAGTTCTCCTAATTCAAAATAAATTTTTCTCTCTTGAAAAAAACTAACATATTCTAATTTAGTAAAATTCTTAAAATAATGTAACATATTTGAATTATAATTATTCTTATACAATTCATTCTTATTAAACATTTCTTCCCTTGTATTAGGATTTTCACATCTAGTATAATCTAAGAAATAATAAGGATTATTTTCAATATTTTCTAACCACTCATTTATAGCCTCATCTTTTATAATTTCATCTCTATATAATCTTTCAATCAAACTATGTGCTAATGTACCTAAAAAAGTATAAATATTATTACTATCTTCCAACTTAACCCTGTCAACATATTGAAATTTATATTGTCTATAACAAGTTTCAATAACATTCAACATTGAAAATGATATTATTTTCTTATTCTCTTTTCTAAATTCCTTTAATCTATCTTTTACTAATTTTAAATTTTCTTCTAAATTCAACATATCTCTCTCCTTTAACTTTTTAATAAATTATACCATATAAATAAAAATTAGTCAATATTAATTGACTAATCTTCCAATAATCTATTTTTATGTCTTTTCTTAATAGTTCTCTCTTTATTCTCACTTTCAAATATATGTGATATGCTTTCAGTCTTTTTAAAATATTGTGGCAACATCAAATAATAATTATCTCTTAAATACTCCCAAACTTTATACATTCTAGTATTAACTTTACAATATTGGTATCTATTATTAATTTCATTAATAATATCTCTTGAATTGTAAAGGAAAAACATAGTATACTTTTCATCTTTGTATTCTTTTCTTAACTTATTAAAAAGCATATAATATTGTTTTGGAACTTTAACATTCTTGTCATTAAATGAATAATAATATTGTAACATCTTATTTATTTTCTTGTTAAAATCTTTTCTAACACTTTCAAAATAACATAATTCATTGTGATAATATCTTTCCCCTAATTTAAAAGAAAAAGATATGTCAGCAATCTCTTTCCCACAATGACTACATTTCATACCTTTTCCTGCCTTTCTAACTTCTAAAGATTTCATCAAATAAATCTTCTTCATCTTTACTTTCATTAACATCTTTATTTTCTTTTACTGTTTCTGCTTTCTTATCTTCAACCTTTTCATCTTTATTTTCAGAAGTTTCTTTAAATATATCATCAATATCTTCTTTCATTTCTTCTTTAGTTTCTTTAACTTTACTTTCTATAACATCTTCTTTTTTATCTTCATTTTCTTCAATATCATCAAAACTAATTTCTTTATATTCTTTTTCCTTTAATGTATCATCTTCCATATTTAAATTATCTTCAAATCCAATATTATCATTATCATTTCCAAATACATTATTTTCATCAGATGACAATATATTTTCTTTATTAATCATAATCTTACTTAATAATAATTTACCTCTAGTTTCCTTATTAGTTGCAAGTTCAATATTTTTTAAATTAGTTTCTATGAACTCTGCTTTTGTAACTGTTTCACTAACTTTTAATGCAAAATCTGAAGAATATTCAAATTCATCTATGTAATATTCTTTAAATCCTCCACCTTCACTTAACTTGATTGCATTTCCAACCCTTTTAACCATCTCTTTTGCTTGTTTTTCTAAACCTTTTTCAATTAATCTCTTATATGCTTCCCTAAACTCAATAGGTAAACTTTCCAAGTCAGGTTTATATTCAGTTTCCTCTTGTTTAGTTGTATTAATAACTGGTTTATAATGTACCTTAATTCTACCAATCTCATTAGCCATTAAATCCTTGATATATCCCATAATAACTGGATTTTCTTTTAATGGTATGCTTTCCATAACTCCATTTAATAACCATTTATTATTAAGTTTCAATTTCTTGCTTGACTTATAATAAAAATCTTTTCTACCCTTATCTTTTGTACTAAGATTAATAATTTCGTATGGTGTTATTGTGCTTCCTTTTAATTCTTCTCTCTTGTATGCAAATACCTCATAAACTTTCAAATATTGTTCTTCTTTTTTTGTCAATATTTCAACAGAATTAAACATATATTTATCATACATATTATTCTTGAAGATACTTCTATCAACAGTACCTTTTACTTTATATAAAGTATTTTTATTTTTTTCAATACTAGGTATTAATTTGATTAATGTATTTACAAAATCCCTACCGTGATAAAAAACCTGCTCATCTTTACCTTTTATTAATTTATATGTAGATTTATAAAGGTCTTTAATTTCACTTTCTGCATATTTTAATTTGCCTCCGTTAAAATCATACACTTTATTGTTTCCATTTTTATCAACTTCATTTAATGTAAACTTAACAGGATTAGCAAACCCATTTAACTCTAAATAAAAATCTCCTTGATTTTCAATATTACCTTTAAATACTAATTTAGTAAACCCTTTACCATTATCTCTAACAGTACCTCTTATATCGTTTCCTTTACTATCCTTACTATCTTTCAATATTTCCAATTTCCCTAAAAACTCAAAATTTATTCTAAATTGATTAAATGCCATATTTAAGCACTTCCTTTCATTATATTTATTTCATATTTATATTATCATATTTTTTATAATTTGTCAATATTTTTTTTATAAATGTATAATTTTACTTCCAAGTCTAATTCCATTTATTATTTTTTCAAAACTATCTTTTACTTCTTTTTCTGTTTTGAAAAAGAAATATGCTATCTCTTTTCCATATCTATTAAAAACTAATTCATATTCATTATCTTCTTCATAATAGTGATATTCAATATGTTCAATATCATCTATATTAATCATTTCTTTATCTTTAACTAACCACATTACTTATTACTCCCCTCTAAAATTAATTTTCCCATTCTATTTACATCTTTTGTTGTACCTTGTAATTCTATCTTTAACCCTTTTTGAATATTAGGGTATTTTTCATTCACTACATCAATTGCTTTAGCAAATAAATCACTACCCCAATTTTTTTGACCTGTACTCGATATAATCTTAATCTTATCTTTCCAATTATATTTTTCAAGGAAATCTAAAGTAGTTTGTGGCACTTCTCCTTGCATTATTGTATATGTTATTAAATGATATTCAATACTTTCAATTAATTCAACACTACCACTTAATTTATAATAACCATAATCTTCTAATATTTCTTTTATATTATGTACTGCAATCTTATCCCCAAATTTCTTTTTAACCTTATCACAAAACATTTTTGTATTTAAGGTCATTGTATCATAGAATAATACATATTTTTTACCTATATCATTCACTAATAGCATAAATACTCCTCCTTAATTTTAATCTCAAGATAATGATATCATATAAATTTAAAAAAGTCAACTACTTTTTTAAGTAATTGACTAAAAATTTTTAACTATTAATATTATCTTCAATATTCCATATAATATTTAATAAAAATACTGTACCTATAAAAGATAAAAGAATTAAAGCAATTAACATTAAAATATCTAACAAATATGTATAAAATGTTTTAAAACCGTTATCATATCTACTAAAAATTATATTATTACATTTACCATCATAGGTATAGACTAAAATATCTAATGCAATAACTAAATTTAAAATAATTCCAATAACATACATAACAACTAACAGTATACTAAAAACAACTATATTCATCATATTGCCACCTCATATTTTATTTTATCCCCATATTTATAGTTCAATAATTCTACATTACTCCATTTAAAGTTATAAAATCCGTTAAAATTATTTATTTTAAATGTAGGTGGATTATAAAACTTTCTCATAACTTGCTCTCCTAATTTATCAATATGTCTATCATAAATATGTATATTTACTCCAGTCCATATTAAATCTCCAACTTCTAAATTACACTCTTTAGCGATAAGATGTTGTAATATTTGGTATTGAAAAATATTGCTAACTAAACCAAGTGCCACATCACAACTTCTCTGCTTTAAAAATAAGATTAATTTACCATTTTCAACTACCCATTGAGTATGATGAAGGCAAGGAGTTAAAGTCATATCTTCTAAATCATCTACATTCCATAATTCTGTTATTATTCTTCTACTATTAGGATTATTTTTAATTTCTCCAATAATATAATCTACTTGTGAATTATAATTATATAATGGCTTTGCTAATTGATAACCATACCCTTTTTTTATTGTACCATTCTCATCTTGCCACTCGTTCCAGTAATTTACCCCTAACTTATCTCTTAAAAATTTAACATCATTACTCCTATATAACCATATCCACAAACTTTCTTTAATAGCACTTTTATATGGTGCATATCTTGTTGTAGGTAATAATGCTCTATAATTACCTTTATCATCTTTATAAGGTCTAAATCTTACTTGTAACCCTATAATCTGTCTATAATAAGCAGGTGTACCATCTGCATAGATTGTCCTAACATTTTCTTTAATATCTGTTCCTTTATCACTTGCTATGTAATTTACTAAATCTCTATAAAATTCATCAAAATTATCATATACATTTTCTTTAATCATTTTACTTATCCTCCATAATTAATTTATAAAATACTTCAACCATTTTTTCATAATATCTAAATGTTTCAGTAGTACCACTACTATATTTCTTTTTATCCAATACCCAAATACCATTATCATTTGTTTTTAAATTTTCTTTATTTGCAAGTCTACCTAATTTACTTATTGTAATATCAATATCATATCTATCTTTTAACATTTTACATATTTCAGTAGCACTATATGATAACTGTTCTATTTTAGGTAATGGTAAATACATTTCTCCAGTTGTTTCTTTTACAATAACACTATTTAAAATATCTTTATAACTATCAATTTTAACACTATCTCTAACATCTTTTAACAATTCTAATTTTCTTAATTTCAATTCTTCTTTTCTAAATTCAAGTTCTTCATTAGTCATTGTTGGTACTTGTACTCTCTCATATTGAATATAATTATTTTTTAATTCATTTTCAAGTTTATGTATATATTCTAAAACACCTTTTCTAACAAATTTACTTTCTCTCATTAAAACTTGTTTACATTGTTCTAAAGTTAGTATGAAATTATCGTATTCTTTACCACGTGAATTTATATATTTTGACTGGGAAATTTTTCCCAGTGAGATTTCTTCGGAAAATTCATCTCTTATAATTTTTAATAAATCATTATGTTGTAATTCTGTATATCTTCCATTTCTTAACTCTACTTTTCCTATTTCTAAATTATTCTCAACCTTGTAATTATACTCCATTTCTCTATATCTATTAATTTCTTTCAATAATTCCAAACTTGTTACTTCATCTTTATTTCTTAAATTATTCATTTTATTTTACCTCCAATATATTATCAAATCCATAATTTTTCAATAAATTATTTAAATTATTTATATTCCCACATAAAAATCCATATTCTTCCCCATTAATGTTTAATATTGTTATATAATATTCTTGTAAATTAATATTAACATTACATTTAAACTCTATAATTTTATATCCTAATCTATTATAATCAATTTTATCCTGTTTTTTAACCATACCTATTATTTTATCAACCATTTATCTTTCTCCTTTAATCTATATTCTTATCATAATACTTCATTAAATAATATTCTAAATTAACCATTAATTCATTATCTTTTAATAATAATTTATTAAATTTATTTATTAATCCAAAAATATCAATATTCTTTTCTAGTTTATAATGTTTTAAAAATATACAACTTTCTACATCTTTATCTTTATTAAATTCAAATACTATATCAAAATGAATTACTCTATTTAATTTTTCATTTAATAATTTATAACTCAATATTATCATATCATCATTAAACTCATTTACAAAAATATTAAATTCATATAAACTATATCCAGCCATACTGAATACTCTCAAAGATTTTGATAACATAACATCTTGAAAATAAGTATTTAATCTAATAACTTCTTCATTAACATTTATATCACTTTCATCATCTAAATATTCAATCATTAAACTTTCTCTCCTTACTTGTTAAATGATAAGCATTACATTGCTTACAATAATAATATCTACACTCTCTCCTTCTACTTCTACCTTTTCTTTTCTTATAACTCATACTTGCCTGTGCTAAATACAACATTGCCTCAAACTTGGTAAATTTCTTTTTATTGCATTTCATATTCCCCAAACCCCAACTTTCTTAGGAGTTTAATTATATATTCAATACCTTTAGATGTTACCAATGTTGTATAAACTGGTTCTCCAGTATAATTATTATAAGATTGTTTAACTTCAAAATAACCTGCATTTACATATTTTTGATAAGGTTGGTTATACTTATTCAATAAACTATTCCCTCTTAATATTCCAAACAATATATTTCTACCAACAGGTCTTTTATTTGTTTTACTTTTAAATTTTAATAATTTAGCAACTTCACTCATACTTATCGCTTTTTTACTGCTTGTTACTTTATCATAGTATTCTACCTTTGGTTTCTGTTCAGTAATTATTTCTTTCTGTTCTTTATTTTTCAATTCTAATTTACTAATTTCAATTTTATTCTGTTCTATAATATTATTTGCATATTGTAAACTTCTTGCCATTTGATACATTGGGTCATTATATCTCTTTTCAACTTCTATAAAATATTGTCTTATTTGTTTACCCTTTTCATTCCTTTGCAACATAGCAATTTCTTTTGCCATTGAAATTTTTAATATATGTTCCTGTAACTCTTGTCTTGCTTGGGTGTTAAAAACTTTACACCCTAAATAATCAACATTTTCAACAAAACCATATTGTAACATTCTATTAAACCAATTAGAATATCTTTCTGTTACTTCTAAGAATTTATATAATTCTCTTCCGCTTACAGTAGGCTCTCCTCTCTCATTTTCTGTAATTTTAATTAAACTTAAATTTTCCATACTTATTTCTCCTTTACATAATTTTTATTCTATTTTATTATACCACATAAAAAATTTTATGTCAAATTAAAAAGTGGTATTTCTACCACTTTATTCAAAATATTTCATAAAATATTTACATAATATGAATAAACCTAAACATATAAATATACCTGTAAATAACCCTATAAAAATTTGATATATCATATAATTCTGTGATACAGTTTTTATACATTCACTATCTTTACATTTATTTATTAATTGTACTAAATCACTACTATCCATTAAAATAATCCCCCAATATCATCTAAAACTTCACTATCTACAATTTTTTCATAATTTGTAGATTTTTTTGAAAAGAAATCGTGTTGTGTTGTTTCAAGACTAATACCATTCATTACAATAGGATTTATTTCATTTACGTTAAAGTATTCTTCAAAACCTAGATTATTAAATGCTCTATTGAAGTTGTATTTTAAATAATCTTTAACTTCTGAAATCATATCAAATGATAATTCTTTATTTAATTCTGAATATATATCTTCTATATATTCTATTTCATTTCTATGTAAATCTAGTGAAAATTCAACTAACCAGTCATACCACTCTTTTTGAGTTTTTTCATCTTGTCTATTATATACTTCTTTTGCCAACATTCCAATAAAACCACCGTGAATACTTTCATCTTGAACTATTTTCTTAATTATATCACTACAAGCAATTAATTTATTTTCATACCCTGCTACCCAAAGAGGTAAATAAAATCCACTATAAAATAAGTGACTTTCTAAATTAATACTTGCACTTAATACTTTAAACAACTCAAAATCTGTCAATTTTTCTTTATGTAACAAACTATATTGTTCATCTATTTTTTGTGCTTTATATTGTAAAAATTTATTCTCTTTTACCCATTCAAATATCTCATCTATCTCTAAATTAGATGGTATTAATGTCATAAAAATTTGAGAATATGACCGACTGTGTATATATTCCATCATACTCATAAATGCAATTACTTCTTGATTTTGTAAACTTTCAATATGTCTTATTAATTGTGCCATAGCATTTCCACCTTGTATTGTATCAAGTAATGTCAAACCACCTAAAACTTTCTTATAACAATCTTTAAAAGCATTACTCATAGTTTTCCAGTTATCTATATCTCTTGTAGGTGTATATTCTTCAGGTATCCAAAATTGTTTTATATTTTGTTCCCTAAAACTAATAACATAATCATTATCAGGTTTATTCCAATTTACTGCTTCATATATTTTATTATTCATAATCTTCTTCCTCCATTAAATCTAAATAATCTCCCATATAATATTCATCATCGTAATCATCATAATCATCATAATCATCATACATAAAAAATCAACTCCTTAATATATTTATTCTATACACTAATTATAACATAAAAATATCTATATGTCAAATAAAAAATAAGTAGTTTTCACTACTTATTAATTTCAAATCTTTTTTCAAGAGTATTTAAATATTTACTCATTTCATCTTTTTGTTCCAATAATAGTTTTTTATTTTCTTTATCTAAACTATTAAAATCTTCTGTTTCAATAAATTTAACTAATTTAGTAATTTTAGTTTTTAAATCTCTAATTTCTTTAACTAATTTTCCTAACAATTCAAATTTCTCTGTAACCATCTCAACCCCCTTCCTAATAACCTAATATAAACAATAAATCATTTAAAGTTCTTAATGTATACCAATCTCCTTCATTTTCAATAACTGGTACTTGTCTATAACCTAATGACCTAATTAATTTCAATGCTTGTTCATCTTCTGTAATATCAATAAATTTATATTTAATATTGTATTTTTTCAATGTATCTTTAGCAATATTACAGTTTACACAACCATTACTTTTACCATAAACTTTAATCACTATTTACCTCCTGTTTCTTTATGTGGAACTAATTGCCCATTTCTATTATATCTTACATATTTTTTTATTACTTTACTTCTAATATCATAAATTACAAATCCCTCAACTTTTCTATTTTCATTTTCAATATAATTATTATAAACTATATCTAAATTTTTTATATTTATATCTTTTAATTTATCAACTAAGGGAACTCTTGATATAAATTCTGGAAATTCTTGAGTAGTAAATACATAATGTAATAAACTTAAATCATATACTAAATTAGATAATTCTAATTTATCATTATCCAATTTAATTCTACCTTTAGCAAATACATAAAATCTATTCTTGAATTTGTCTAAATGTAGGTAACTAATTTTACCCATACCTAGCCATTCTCCAAACATTATAGAACCATCATAAATTAACTCTTTAAGTTCTTGTTCGTGTTCTACTAACCAATTTCTCAAACCTTTATATTCTAATTTTGTACCATCAATAATTTCCTCTAATGTAAATACATAATTCCTTTGACAAATATAAATTTGTTCTCCTATTTTCCCAATACCTAAATTACTACCATCTAATTTTTCAGTCAAAATAAATCCTTTTTCATTTTCTGAAAATCTAGTTGTTTTTGGGTATAAAGTCATTTTAATCATTTAATATCATCTCCATTTACTTTATTTTAAATTCTACATAATTATATCATATAAAAATTAAAATGTCAATACCTTATTTTAAATATTTTTCTCTATTCTGTTTTGTTGTTTTCATACTTGATTGTATTAAATTTTCTAATACACTTAAATCCAATGCTTCTAATACAATACCATCATCAATTCCTAAATGTTTGTCAGTATTAACATTAAATTTCTTAATAAAATTATCATAAGAAAATAAACATACAATTACACCATAATCTGTTACACTTCTAATTAATCTACCTACACCTTGATAAAATACTATTTTCATCATATTGCTATAAAATTCCCAATACTCACTAATAAACGAACTATCTTTATCATACTCTATTTTATCAAATAACAATCTATTAAACTTAGATATTATACTAGGCTCATTAACTCTCATATAAGGTAACTTAGTTATTATTAAAGTTGTCATATTATCTCCTTTAAAATCTATACCTTCCCAAAATCCTGTATTACCAATAACTATTGTATCATTATCAATATTCTTATTCATATCTTGCATTATAGTAGGTAAAGATGAATAATATTGAGAGTGTATAGAATACTTACTATCTGTTAAATTATCTTTCAAACAGTTATAAGCATTATCAACATCAACTTTACTTGTACATAGTATTAAACTTCCATTATCTCCTTTTGTAACAATACTATCTAATTTCTTATCTAACAACCATTTATATTTTGTTTCCTTGCCATACTTATCAAGACAATAATTTTTATCAAGGAAAATATATCTCTTATTATATTTATCAAAAGGACTATTAGGAATATAACATCTATATGTTTCACTTTCTAATAAACCTAACCTGCTAACAAAAAATGAATAATCCCCCTCAATACTCATAGTAGCACTACAATATACAATATGCTTTACTTTATTTATGGTATTCAAAAATTTATTATAAGCATTAACAGTATCATCATTCATAAGATATAAATTAACTTTCAAATTACTATCAATACTTACTGTAATAACATCAGGAACTAATCTTTTTATAACTTTAAAATTATTGTCATCTAACTTACTAATTAAATCTTTTAAATAAAAAATATAAGATTTCATCTCATTAGTTATTCTTGAATAAATATCTAAATTATTTAAAGAATATACCAAATTCCTACATTCTTCATATAAAGACTTTACTTCCTTATTATCTAAAAATATTTTATCCAACTCATCTATGTTATTATCAGTTAAATTAGTTGTAACTTCCCCTTTCTTATTCTTTATAAAATCACTCATACCATTAACATCTTTAAAAGATATAAACTTATCATAGTCTGACAATATAACACCTTTATTCATATAACTCTTACTATTCTTCTTGATTTCTTCCAATATTCTGTCTAAATTATCAAAAAACTTATCCTCATATTCCAAAATAAGTTTATCCAATTCTTTAAAATAAATATTTCTTAAATGTTCTATTGTCTTTTTCCTTTCAACACTTAAAATCATTTTAGTTCTATGTATATTTAATCTCTTATTTCTACAATCTTCAATATTCTTTTCATTTTGTGATATTCCATAGGTTAGATTAAATAATTCAGTATCATTAAATTTTGGTTTATCATTCTTAAAATTTTTAAAATAACCTAACAATTTACCTAAATGTGATATAAATTCATTATTAAGTTTACTTTTTATCTTTGGCAACCTAAATAAAAAATTATCCAAACTAAATTCATCACTACTAATATTTATTAATTTATTAGGTAAATTATGTACTTCATCTAATATTAGTGTGTGTATATATTTTAAATTAACTTTCTTAGATAACAATAACAAATAATCATAATTTGTTATCATAATATTATGTATCTCTTTTTTATTTTTATTAAATTTACACTCTTTTATTTTACAATTTTTACAATTTCTATCTTTAGCATTATATTTATCAAATAACTTATTATCATATTTTAATTTACCATTATTATCATACCTATCAACTAAATCATAGTCAATACTAGATGTTCCTTGTATTTCCATTTCTTTTTCAATACCTAATTTAAACTTTTCATCTTTACTTTTATCATTATCAAATGATTTCTTGCATAAATAATTACTCTTTGACTTATATATGCCAACCTTTAATTTCTTTAACATATCTTTATGTTTATCTAATCCTTTAAATTCAAAATAACTATCAAGAGATGATATAATAACATTCAACATATCTTCATATACTTGTTTCTGTAATGATTTATTATTAGTAACAATAACAATCCTATTTTTATTTAAAACTTTATCAAACTTTTTTAAATCATCATTACTTTCTTCCTCTAATTTATTACTATAATTAACCATTTTAATTATATATTCAATTAAAGAAATATAAGTATATACAAATGTCTTACCTGTTCCAGTAGGTGCTTCCATAAGTATATGTTTCTTTCCACTACCAAATGAATTTAAAACATCATATACTAATTTATTCTGTTCTTCCCTAACTTTAAAATTAGGATTATATTTCTCTAAATAAGGCTCAAAACCTTTTATACCAAATATCTCATATACTGTTTCTCTAAACATAATTTCACATCCTTTATATTTAATTTCTAGTATATTATAACACATAAATTAAAAAATTACAATAAAAAAGTATGGAATTTATATTCCATACCTAAACATTTTTATCTATACAATTATATCTTTCATTTTCTGTTTATAATTTTCAATAATATTATCAATCAACTTCTGCCCATCAAAACCTGTTTCTAAGAATTTTAATAATGTTGGATTATAACCACTTAAAAACATATTTCCATACTTATCTGTCTCAGGAAATTTTGTTTCACTTGAACATAAATTCCACCAAATAATTCTTAGTTTAGGATTTCTTTCCATTAATATTTTCATTGTTTCATCTTTAGACTGACTACTTCCCCTATTAAATTGCATATCACTTAAAACTAAAATATAATCAGGTAAATTTTCACTAACTCTACTCATTAAATCCATAACTCTACCAAAATTTGTGCTACCTACATCATCAAAACTATCAAGTATTTCCATATCTTGTTCATAATTATCAGATAATTTTAATAATTTTGGATAATCTGAAAAAGTAATAATATGATTATTCATATAACTAGAATTTTTAGATACATAGTGTCCTATTGCTCTTGCTTTTAAATATGATTTATACCTATCATACATACTACCACTATTATCTACAATAGGAATTATTTTACCTAAATTTACTTTTGGAAATTCATTAAAAATAATATCACAATCTTCTCCACTAATATCCCCATTATCATATTTCAATGCAAGGTCATAAGGTGTCATAGTTCCAGTATTAACTTTAGATTTACCATTTCTAACATTTTCCAAATATTGATTAAATTTGTCATAATCTTTTGAAGTAAATGTTTTAAAATGTTTTAACATAGCAAGACTTGGTACTTTTGAATAATCTTTAACTTTATCTTGTCTTGACAATATTGCTTCGACTGTGTTATTATTAACAATTAATTTTCTATATTGTTTACTTGTCAATCCAAATACTTTTCTAAATGCTTTAACTTTTTCCTTATTTCTACCTCTTTCTCTTGGTAACCATTTAGTTATATTAAATGTTTCAATACTAAAATTATCTCTATCATAACTTGATAACTTATTTATTAAATAATTCCAATACTTACCACCTTTTAAATCTTTTTTAGTCTTAACAAGTTTCCAACCTAACTCAAATATATCATCTGACCTTCCTATATTAAATACGTTTTTAGGACTTTCTTCAATTTGTCCTAATAACAATCTACCAACTTCTCTTTCTCCAAAACCATATCTACAATCCCTTATAACTCTACCAAACCATTTATCATATTCATTGTTTTTGTCTAAAACAATATCAACCTTATCTGGATTATTTCTCAACTCACTTAATCTAAATACAGTATCAATATATTTATTCAAACTTGAGTTATATGCTATATCTCCATTCCAAGTTTCTGTCTCATTAAATGCTTCTCTTAAATTCATTTTCTATCATCTCCTTAAATTTTAAATAAAAAAGTCGGTATATGATTATACATATTATCTATTACTAATAACTGCATAATACCAACCGACTGCGATGGTCTGTGCTATTTCTCAAAAATAACTTACCACCAATCCCCAATTTTATAATCATCTGTATTTTAAAAATATTTTATGCAGTATATCTATTCTTACAATAGACAAGGTCTAGCAAATGCTAGGTAATAGTACCTTGAATAAGTAAACTAAAATTTAATTTACTTATTTAAGATACTATCAGTAGTGTAATAAAAGAGTTTAACTATGCCTAGATTTTTTTTAAATTAAATTTTTTATGTTATGCTGTAACACTACTTAGTATCTTTAAACAATAGTCTATATCAATAATAATCCAAATTTATTCATCAATATGTTATGCTGTTAGACTATTTAATTAAACAATCTCAATAAATTTACTCAACTTTCTTTTTAAAATCATCAGAAAATTTAAACTTAACTTTATTTCTTTCAGGTTTTGTTACAAATTCTTGTGTTAAAGGATTTCTAACTTTCCCTGCTGGTAATGTAAATACATCAATATTTCCTACACCATATAGTTGTATACCTCTCCCACTCTTAACTACATCTTTTAAAGTGTCAAGAAAGTTTGAAACGATTTCATTTGCTTTTGCAATAGATACACCATTTCTCTTTGCATATTCATCTGCAAAATCCGTTTTTGAAATTCTTTCATTCGCCTGTAACTTCATATTTTATTTCTCCTTTCAACTTTACAAATATAGTATATCATACTTTTGTAAAATTGTCAATATTTAATTTTAATTTTTTTTGGTGTGGTATGTAGGACTTGCACCTACAAGAGTTTCCCCCATAAGTTTCTAAGACTTACGTGTATACTATTCCACCAATACCACATATTATGGTGTGCCGACTAGGATTTGCACCTAGATGTTTACCACGTGGGAACAGATTTACAGTCTGCCTGCTTCTCTAAATTGCATATCGACACGCATATATTAAATTTTGGCGAGAGTGATGAGATTTGAACTCATAGTACATTTCTGTATTAACAACTTAGCAGGTTGCCTCCTTACCTATTCGGAAACACTCTCTTAAAGGAGAGGCTTTTATTTTATAAAAGCCTTACTATGAAATGAATTAATTTAATTGAAAATAATTTTGTTGGTGTGCCTTACTGGACTTGAACCAGTACATCCTTTTCAGAATAATGGATTTTAAGTCCATTGTGTCTACCATTTCCACCAAAGGCACATATTGGTAGCAGGGGCGAGATTTGAACTCACAACTTCAAGATTATGAGCCTTGCTAGGTAACCTTTCCTATACCCTGCGACATTATTATATCATATTAATTCATATTTGTCAACTAAAATTTTTAAATATTTTTATAAATTATTTTTCTTAATTTAATTTACAATTTATTATATCATACTTTTTAAATCTTGTCAACAACTTTTTTTCAAAATTTTTAATTTTTTTTTTCAGTAAAGAGGAATTAATCCTCGATACTGAATTTAAAATATCTATGTACCCAGTAAAATCTTTCTCCAAAACCTATGTTATGATTTTTTAATACATCATTTAAGGCTATTGGATGGAAATTACAATCACAGATAAACTTTAATTTTTTTTCCTTATTTTCTTTCACTTCTTCATCTAGTTTTTTAATACTTACTAAAATTTCTTTTTCATTGTCTACTAATTGAGTATATACATAAAATTGTCTTTTAGGTTTATTATTTTTAGCCATTTGTATCAACTCTCTTTCATTTTCAATTTACATAATTATTATACTACATAAATTTCAATTTGTCAACACTTTTTTATAAATTTTTTTTTACTCATATAACATCTTACAACATTCATATAATTGATTAATATGACCTGTCATTAAACAATATTGTATAATATTTACTTTCAATCTTTTCTCTTTATCTTCATTATATTTATCACATTCTGCTTTTAAATTTATTTTATAAGTTTCTCTAAATAAATTATATAAATTAATATATGCTCCAATAATATTTCCATTGAAATTTTTTCTTACTAAATGATTAATTTCATTTTTCTTTTTAATTTCATCTTCTGTATAAACATATTTAATTTGTCTTTGTAACTCATTGTTTCTAACCTTTAAATTTTCAATTTCATTTCTAAGTTTATATTCTCCATACTTTCTAATACTAGGTAATACTTCTTTAGTAACCCAATCTGTAAATTTAATAGCACTTTTCTTTTTACTTTGAAAAATACATTTATATAAATTACTTTCATTTATATAATTTGATTTTTGTTTTCTTCCCAAAGTATCTATGGTGTCGATTGTATCGACCCCATCTTGTTCTAATCTTTTCTTTACATCTCTTGAATTACCTATACCTAATATTTTACAAATATCACTTAAATTAAAATAAGGCTCATTATCAACTAATTCAACTCTAACTTTACCAAATTCTTTGTTTTCAAATAATTTTAATTTATTTTCCATATCACTATTTCTCCTTTATTTTTATTTATTTTCAACATTAATATATCACATAATTATTTATTTGTCAAGTATCTTTTTATATTTTTTGAAAATAAATTTATCATAAATTTTTCTCTTAACTACTTTCCATTTCTTCCAATCTACCTTTGGAAATTTAATATCCCCCTTATAATTCCCACCTATATGAGAAATATACATCTCATCAATTAAATCCATATCCAAGAATTGCTTGTATAAAGACCTACCCCCAATCACAAACACTTCATCATTTTTATCTAAATCTTTCAACCATTCAAGTAATTTATTTATATCATTAAATACCCTCATATTATCACTAAAGGCTTCCTTTAGATGTATTTTTTCATAAAATTTCTTATCATTTGATAATATAATGTTATATCTGTCCTTTAAAGGCTTTCCTATACTTTCATAAGTATTTCTACCCATAATAACTATTTTACCTTTAGTCTTATTCTTAAACAATTTTAAATCTTCAGGTATATTCCACAATAACTTGTTATCCTTACCAATGTAGTATTTTTCATCAAATGCCACAATAAGTTTTATCTTACATCTCATATCAAAATCACTCCTTGTTTTCTTTAATCTTTTTAATACTGTTTCTTAGTAAAGTCTTTTTCATAGACTTGCTAATTTTATCATTCTTTTCCTTATAATCTTTTTTAATTTTTATTTCCTTACTTTTCTTTTTGTTATTTATACCTGTTAAATAAGTTGCCAATCTTCTGTTTACAAACCTGCCAACACCCAAGCATACACATTCCATACCATTTTCTAATGCAACCTTTGGTACTACACCAGTTTCACTTTGCAAATCAACTATTAAATTCTCATCTAACTTATCTAATCTTGATAATGTTATAATTCTATCAACTATTTTCTTTGGATAATCCCTATCATAACTTACCAAGTCTAACTCAATAAAGTTAATAGGCTCTTTCTTGTTTATCTTATTCAAACTTCTTATATAAAAATAATTACTTTCCTTTGTAAAAAACAATATGTAACCTAACCCACTTTTAAACAATCTATTTTTCTTACTTTCAATTTTTGTCCTAAACACAACAATATCTTGAAATATAAAACCTACTTTAACCATATATTTATAATCAATATTTAATTTATCTTTATTTGTAAATACATAGCAATGGCAATTATCATTACAAACATTAAATAACCTTCTTAACAAGTTCTCATTTCTGCTATTCTCAATACTTTCTAATAACATACTTGTGGTTGCTATTCTACCTAAATCATCATTTTCTTTTTTAAATTCAGGTAACTTTGTAATTATAAGTGTAGGATTTTTATTTTCATTCTCAAGGTATTCAATCATTTCATCAATACTTTCATTGAATACCTTTACATCCCTATATGTTTTCATATTCTTTATCCAATAATTTATTAATAAAATCTACACCTTTTTGAAATACAACAGTCTTAATATTAACTCTAACATTACCATAACTATCTTCAAACTTAGTTTCAATAGATTTAAAATAACCTAAATTTACATATTTTTGATAAGGCTCATTTCTATAATTCAATATACCTTTTTCTCTTAAAAATTTCATTAAATTATTTCTACCTATATTTTTATAATTCAATACCTTAGCAACTTGCTTAAAATCTATTGTATCATTACTTGTTGTTACTGTATCATAAAATTCTGCTTTAGGTTTCTGTATTTCAATTAATTCTTGTTTCTCTTTATTTTCTAATTCCAGTCTTTCAATTTCTTCTTGCTGTTCTACTGCCAATAATAATGCTTCTTTAAATGTTTTAGGTACTTTAAATTCATTCTGTTGTAATTCTTTTATTTTGAAATAAGACTTAATTAATACACCTTGTATTCTCCAACTTAAATCATCTGTCATAGGTTTTACTAATTTTAAATAACCACTTTCAGTAAATAATGGTATAAATTTAACATTATTAGGTATTTTTCTTTTTAAACACCCTGAAAAGGTTTCTAAAAATTCATTCCTAGTAAGTAAGTAAAAATCTACATTTTTAATAAAATGCTTTAAATTATTTTTTAATAACTCATTAGTTTTATCTACCCTTCTTTCGTGTAATTCTGCAATATCCCAAACTGTTAAAACTCTCTCATTATTCCATTCTCTAACCTGTAATTCTTTACCTTCAATTTTTACTAATTCCATTTTATTTTTCTCCTTTACATTATTTCTAATAATTTATTTTTATGTCTTGTTTTAATTACTTTACTACCATTTGATGTTTTCATAGTACCATTATCTTCCATATAGATATTGCTAACCCAATTATCTGTGTCAATATCCATTAAATTACCTAAGTCGGCAACATCATTTTTATCTTTCATCCTTAGATTAATAAATGCCCCTTCTTCCAAAAATTCTTTCAAGTAACTAGACATTTGAATTAATGTATTTTCAAGTTTAATTTTCTTGTTTCTTAACTCAAGTAATTCAAACTTGACTTCTTTTTTGTATTTTTCAATATTGCTTTCATATTCTTCAACAACTTCCATACCTTGCTCATACTTGCAATATTCATCAAATTGTTGTGTATAGTTAAATCCATATTTTAATTCATTTCTTAAAAATTTCATATAAGAAAATCCTATTGGATTTCTGCTTTTATCCACATTAAAATAAACATCATATTTCAATGAATAATATTCCCTTAACAAGCCTTGATATTCTTTTAATTTATTCAAGTATGTAGTTATGTAACAGTTGTCATAAACTTTACCCAAGTATTCCTTGTCAACTTCTTCAATACCTCTCATATTGTTTTCTAGCACTTCAATAGAGTGGTTTTTAAATTTTTTTATTTTATATCTAAGTGTGTTAGACTTAAATTCTTCATCCTGTCCTTTTAAAAAAAGCGACTTCCCCACAACACTAAAAGTATTCTTATCTTCCATATTATATTTCTTGTTTATCAAATACTGTTCATAAACTCTCCCACCACCATAGTTTATAACACTTTTAAGTGGCTTGTATATCTTTACAAGGTTTAATATAAACTGTTTTTTATTGTATTTTTCTGTTTTTATATTTATTGTTGCTTCTTTAATCTCCTTGTATAACTGTTTCATTGCAAGATAGGAAGTGTAATTGATACATTTGTATGATAGTTTTTCTCCGTATCCGAACGTATCATCAATATGATATTCAATAATCTTTTGTAACTCCTTATCTCTTTGACTTTGTTCACATTTTGTCATACCAAAGGCATATCTATAATTTTCATCTTCATCATAGTATTGCTTGTTAAGGATTAATATGTTGGCAATAGTTTCAATTCTCAAGTTCTGGAATTTTTCCAACTGATTACCATTCAAATAGAACCAAGTATGGCAATTAATATTAACATTAAAGACTTTTTCAATCAGTTCTTCAGTTCTTGTAAAATAAATTGCTCTATCCCTTATCTGTTTTGAATATTTATTATCTCTATCTTCCCCATCATAATCTCTTGCAAACTTAAAATTAGATAGCATTAGTCTTACACCTTCCAAAGTGAAAAGGTATGCTACCTTACTTGCATTGCCATTCTTAAATGGCTTTCCAACATTTTCTGTGTAACAAGCATTAAGTCCATCAGTATAGACTTGCCAGTCATCAATGTTCTCATCTTTTGAGATTATGAAATAGTCAATATTTTCTTCAAGAGTTCTTGTATATTCATTATCTTGATTTCTCAACAGGCACTCAATATTCTTTCTTAGTCTGTCATTTCTTTGTGAATATTTATTATTCTTTTCAACCTTGCTTTCTTCATCTAATGTGAAAAAAGTAAATGTATACATAGGAATACATTTAACTCCTTTGTATGTTATGTATGCTAATTTCTTTTCATAGTCGAATTTATTTACTTGGTTTATAAATTCAACTTTCATATTATCGTTTTCAAATTTTAGTTCTCTAATAACTTTCTTTCTTGGCATAATATACCACTCCTTTTCAATAATTTAATTTTTATTAAGGTTATCCATATTCAAACCTTTTTATTATATATAATACCACAATTTTAATAATTTGTCAATAGTTTTTTGAAAAAATTTTATTTACCTATGAAATAAGTTATTTTTCAACTACTTTAGGTTCAACCCTATTTACCTATACCAACCGCAATTTATCAAGTGATTAATATATTATATACTAATAGATATATAGAGTATATACTAACAACTAAGTAGATTGCGGTTTGTACCAAGAGTTAGGGTTGTACCTAAGTATTTTATGAAAAATATCTTTAAATATTAAATCATTAATTGAATTAATGAAATTTTGTGTTTTGATTAATTTCATAAATGATTAAATTTTAATTAAAAATTAAAAATTTAGGAACTAGGTCAAGGTACAACCTTAACTTTAGGTACAATCCCCAATTTACCAAGTGATTAATATATTAACTATTTATCTATTATACTATATAATAAGAGTATATAATATATTAATTCACTTGTAATAAGGGGGCTAGTACCTAGACTTAGGTTGTTCCCTAAAATTAGTATTTTGTTGCAACTATTTTAAATATGTACTCATATAAAACGAAAGGGATTATAATAAATGGGAACTAGAGTATATAGTGTTGACAGAAAGACATTAAAGAATAAATTATTAAATTATTCAGTAAATGAAAAGGGAGAAAAAGTTACAAAATTTTCATTATGTAAGAATGTTGAATTTTTAAAATCTATTGGCTGTAACAGTAAATCTATTTCTCCAAATACAATTCAAAGTTGGTATAAAAGATTATCTAAGTTTGAGCCTATTGGAGAAATGACTGATAAATTTATTTATGATTATCATAAAAATGTTACTAAACGTATTTCAGGGAAAATAAATTATATCAATTGGACTAAGGATAAAAAGAATTTATCTTTTGAAAACTTAATGATTGAAAAAATAAAAGATAAAATTGATTGGAATGATAGGAAAAAATATCTTGCTATGTTGAAATTAAATGATAATGATTTCAGTATTGAAAAATATTCACATTTAAATGAGGTTGATTTAAAATTTATGGTTGATATGTTTATTGAAAAAGATAATCAATTAAAATTTGAAAATAAACTTGAAAAAATGATTTCCAATGGAGATGAAAATATTGTTGACTATTTATTCTAAAAATACTCCTAAAACAAACGGAAACCTACCTAGGTTGAACGAAATATGTATTAGGCGACCAATTTATCATTTAACGAAATGAAAGCCCTTAAAACTGATTTACGGAGATTAATTATGGAAAATTTTAAAAACTTACAATTAAAGATAACTGAATTAATGGAAGATAAATCAAGTTTAGAAAAAGAAAATGCACAATTAAGGCAGAAAATAGTAGAACTAGAAAAAGAGAATGAAAAAGTAAAGACATTAGTAAATGTTGAACTATTAGATAATGACATTAAGAAAATAATATTAAAGAACTATGCTAGGAACAAGTCCAGTCTTTCTATATATAGGGAGGTTGGTAAACTGTATGGATTGACTATTGAAGAAATAGATGAAATAATTAAAAATATAGATAAACTTGATAAGGAACTTATTGAGTTTTATAAAAAGGAAGTAGAATTTTTTAGGGAGAATGACCTTATAAAGTTTTTTAGTGAACAGGATTTAATAAAAGATAGTATTGATGTTACATTATCTTCTTTGGATATGCAAATATTAGAATATTCAAAATTAAAAACTATGGATAAAGATGAATTTAAAATTTATAGTGATTTATTGGCAAGGAAAAAAGATTTTATCAATATTAGATTAAAACTTGTAGATACATATAAAGAAGGAACTTTAATATCAGACAGTAATAAAGAAAATAGTAATAATATTTCTATTGAAATTAAGAAACAAATAAATAATATTATGAATATAGATACTTTTAAACAAAAGGGTGTTAGTACCGAAGTTGTTAAAATAGATAAGGGGGTTGAACAATGGGAATAAATTATGAAATATTTATTGACCCAATATCTAATATTGTGTTTGCAAAAACATTAAAAGGTACAATCCCAATAGGTATTAATTTTGATAAGAAAACAGGCAACTTTGAGAGTATTGAAGATATAGAGTATTATCAAACTTTTATTGAATATGTTATTAGAAGTAGACAATATTATGATGTTGTAAGAAAGAAATATAAATATCGTGAGTTATTTCCATATCAATGGAGTGTATGCTTAAAAATTATTGATAGTGTAATGAATAAGAAAGGTAGAAAAATTTTACCAGTACAGGCTAGACAGACAGGTAAGTCAGAAGCAATAAAAGTATGGTTGCCTTTTTTAGTTGTATTTGCAAGACAGTATGTAGAATTTATACACGAAAGGTTTACTGGAATACTTGGAAGTTACAAGAATGACACCATTGATAAGTTAAGAAAAGAAGTTATACCTTATTTTAAGACTGCTATTGAAGTTTACAATGAAATGTATAAAGATATTGAATTAGTTAGTGCATTGGATGGTAAAAATACTAAACTTGTAAATAATTCAAACAGATTAGAAATAAGTGCTAAGGTGGATGGACAATATTTACCTTATAGTGAATGTTTTTTTATAACATTAGGAACATCACAGGATAGTTTGACTTCACATATAACAGCAATAGATGAAAGTGGTAAATGTGATAATGACTTGTTTGACAATTCAATATCGCCATTTTCAAACAGTACACGTGGAACTCAAATATTTATAGGAGTACCAAGTACAAGTCCTAATTCATTATTACAAAAGAAGTATGAGGCAAGATATAATGAAAATTCAAAGATTGATTGTTATTTTTATGATTGGAAAATGTGCTATTCATTAGCAAAAAGAGTTAATCCTGAACAAGCAGAAATAATGAAGGAAACAACTTTAAGTGAAATAGCCGTTACTGGAGGACATCACTCAATAACAAACAGAATGAATTATTATCTTGAATTTAGTAAAACTGATGGATTATTCTTAACTAAGGAAGTAATAAAACAGCACGATATGTTTAATATTGTGAATAATAGTTTTGAAGAAGAAAGTATATATAATGTATATAGAGTGGCAGGAATTGATATTAGTGCTACGAGTACAGGAGATTATTTTGTAATAAGTAGAGGAACTGCTTGGCAAGACAACAGGGGGTTGTACCATAGTACAGTCAGAAGAATTACAACTTTGAATAAAAATAATTTAAATGACCTGTTGACACCTATTGATAAGGTAAATTCAATTTGTGATATTTTAGAGGAAGAACTTATTGATATTTGTATGGTGGATAGTACATCACAACAGTTACATTTTATTCAGTTATTAAGACAGGAAATGAATAAAAGAGGTATATTGACTATGCTTATACCATTTACATATACAAGCAAGAGTAAACAGACTATGTTTAGTGAATGGGAGGACAGTTTATATAATGGGTTTACAAAATTTCCTTTAGTCAAGACTTGTTGGGAAACAGAAAAACTATATGAAGAAATGCAGACTTTAGTAAAAAAGGAAACAAGCACAGGATATACCTATGAGGCATACAAAGACAGAAAAGATTTACAAACAAAGGGGAATACAGATGACCATTGTAATTCTGTTGCTATGTTGCATTATTGTTTGCAATATTTAGATGTTGCTATACAAAATCAAGAATGGTTTAAAGATGGTAGTAATTATGAATGGAGAGCAGATAAGTTTAAAGTAAGGGATATGGTTAATAATTTATTAAATAAAAAAAGAATAACAAAAATAGAGAAAATGAAAATATATTTAGACTTAATTCCATAACATAAGGGGGTGTAAATAATAATTGAGTAGCAGATATTTGGAAGAGAATTTTTTATTGCCTATTAGTAACAGTAATAAGTACAGAAGTTATCAAAGAATAAATTTAGTCGGTTTTAATAACTTGAGTTGGGTTACTAAACTTAACAGTAATGGAATGTTTAATAACATTAACAGGGATATTGAGATTAATGTTATTGATGACTTGATTAGTGGTAGGTCTTTTGAACATTGGTTTAAATACAAGATTACTAAGAAAGCCCAAGATAATTGTGATATAGATTACAAAGATAATTTTAAGAAAGCATTTGTATATATAAATTTCATAAAAACATTGGTTGAAGATATTGCTATGCAATGTCCTGTAATGGATAATTTTGACCCTAAGCAAGAGTTAAGTGATAAAGAGATTAAATATTTAAAAGAGGAACTAGATGATATAGACTGGATTTCCGTATCTATTGATACTATTAAGGAGTTAGAGTTAAAAGGGGATTGCTTTTATCAAATATATTATGATGAAGAATTAAAGAAACATAGATTTATTAAATTGAAGACTGAAAATATGTTGGATATTATTGTTGAAGATGACAGCATAAAATATATTTATAAGAATATAAGAACAGTCAAGACTTTGGATATTGAAAAGTCTATATACACTAGAAAAGAAGTTGAAGATTTAATTATATTTACTAATGGATATTATGTTGAGTATTTAGATGTTACTGACTTGGATATTAAAAGTGCTAATAATAAAAATATTGTAATGAATACAAAGGAAATGGGTAATATGTTACCTATTATTCACATAAGTGGTAAATATAAGAGAGAAGATAGTGAATTTAGTGAAATACCTAGTGTTGACTATATTGACCCAACATTAGATACTAATACGATTATAACAGATATTAGGAGTTCAAACAGGAATGCTGGAAGTCCAAGATGGGTAGTCATAAATGGAGATTTAGATTTGGATAGAAGTGTACTTGACCCTGGTGGGATTGTACATATTGAAACTCCTGAAAAACTTAAAGGATTTCACTCAAGACTTTTACCTGAAACTAATGTAAAGTCATTTGAAATTACAAATAGTTTATCAAGTCTTAATAAGGAATTAATATTTTATATGGATTTTCTTTATAGAATTGTTGGATTAATACCACCTACTTTGCAGGAAAAGATGAGTAGTAGCGACAGTAGTAAGGCAATAGCACAGTTTAGAACTAAGCAAGAAGTAAAGAATAAATATTATATGACAAGTATTAAGAAAGGGTTTGCTAATTTCTTTGGACTGTTATTGAAAGATAACAATAAGAGAAGTAAAAAAGATAAAGTATTTCTACAAATACCTAAGATACTTGTTACAGCAAATGTATATGATAATTTATTGCTTGTTGCACAGGAAATTGGACTAGGATTGACAACTATGCAGGATTACTTGAAAGAACAAGGATATAGTGAAAAACAGATTAAAGATATTATGAATAATCAAAAAGAAGTATTAGAAAATTCACAGATTAATAAAGAAAATACTGATGTTAAGAAAATAGAAAATAATAGTAGCAACAGTAAAGAAAATACAACTGCTAAGATAGATACAAAAAATCAAAGTAGTGGTGTAGACAATAGATTTAAGAAAACATAAGGAGTATAAAAATATGACTAAAAAATTTATTTATCTTTTATTTAAAGATGGGGAAGATGGAGAGCCTAAAGAACCTGAAACAAAAGAAGGTAATGAGGGGGAAGATTTAGGGGAAAGTAAGGGAGATAAAGAACCTAAAGAACCAAAAACTGAACCTAAAGCAGAACCTAAAAAACAGACTAAAAAAACTGAAAAGAAAGTTAGCATAACTGTTAATGAATTTGAAGAATATAAAAAGTTTAAATTAAATTCTATGAGTGCAGAAGAAAGAGAAAATGCACTTAAAGAGGAAAATGAAAGTTTACTGACAAAAATAGGAGTGCTTGAAAATACTATTGAAACTCAAACAAAGGAGATTGAAAGAGTAAAAGCACAGGACAGTATTAAAGAAAAATTAGGGACTATTAAAAAAGAAAAACCTTATTTAGTTGAAACATTAGATAAGAGAGCAAGTAAAGGATTTAATAATATTGATGAGGTTAATGAATTTGTAAACCTTATTGACAGTCCTACATTAAAGGAAGCCTATGATGTATTACAAAAGACACAAAAGGCTACTAAAATAACAAGTAAAAATGTTGTAGGTACTTCAAGTAGTGATAGTAATACAAATAATACAAGATATAGTAATTATGATTTATCTAAGTATGGTATTAGAGTAAGAAAATAATTATATTAGAGTGGGAAAAAGTTAAAGGAGAATTAAAAATTGAAAGCAAGTATAACAAATTTAAAAATTACAGGTATTCAAGAAATGCAAAGTGATATTAAGGAAAAACATTTTGCAACGGCAGAAGAATACTACATTGATGACCAATATACTGATGGTGTTGATTTATTCAAGATTATGACAGTTAAAAAAGGTAAATGTTTAGGACAAGATAGAAATACTTGGCACATTGCAGATAATACAGATGTAAATGTAATTCCTATGGGTATTGTTTATGCAGGGTCGCCTAACAGACACTTGGCAGGAGATGTAGAATTTCATAAGAGATTGCCAAGAGCAGAGGAACATTTGTCAATGCCTATGATAGACAGAATGGGATTAATTGTTGAAGGTTATGATACAAATGGAAACCAAGTTTATCCTACATTTGAACTTGAAGATTTAAGAAAGCCAGTATATTTAGGTAAGAATGGTGCTATTACAGTTGACAAGCCAAGTTCGACTGAATTTAATACACCTATTGGGTACATAAATAGCAGACACACAATTATGTTGGATTTATCTAACAATACAAATAAATATAACGTACCAGTAACAAAAAATTAATAATAAGGAGATAAAAGAATTAATGAAAAATTTATATTTATTATTTAAAGATGGTGCAGGAATACCAGCAACTGGTTCGACACATTTAGGGGATAAAGGTATTCATAAACAGTTCAGTAATTTCATTGAAGTTGGGGATTACTATGAAGGACTGTTAGCAGATATTAATAATACGGAAGCCTTGAATGGTACTACACCACTTTTAAATTTATTAACAAAAATGACAAGAACAAGAACACATACTAAAAATTATTATAAAGAAACTTTTAGTCTAGGTACTCAAGCATTATTCTTTAATGCAGGTACATATACTGACCCAGTACCAGTTAAATCAAAACAAATGACTTGGGAAATGGGAGTATTGGATTTAGAAAGTAAAGTAATGAATACAACTCAATTAGAGTTAAAAACATTTAAGAGAAACCATATATCAATAATTCCAGAGTTTGTAAAAGCAATGGATATAGTTATCTCGACTTATGTTACAAAAGTATATCCTGCTTTGTTTTATAAAACAATATTCCAAGTGCCGAAAGCAGGAGGACAGTTTAATGAAAACTTTGGACTGTTAAGAAATGTTAAGATAGATGGTATTATGTTGGCAAACGTTGACAGTAGTGCAACAGCAGGTAGCAAGAACTCTATTGTAAGAAACCATTATAGAGCGATTGCTAAGCCAAGCACAGTAGCAGGACAGTTAGGGGTAACACCTGAAGATGTTGATAATGTAAGAAAATACTTATTGAATTATACAGATAATGAAGGGAAAGAAATTGTTGCAATTACATCAAGCAATGTAATTAACACATTAGCAAAATTTTATTCTTATGAACCTACTAAGGATTATTTCTTAGAAAATGGTATACCTAGTGTAAAAATTAATGGTATTCATTTTGTAGAAGCAGATACAGTAATTCCTGAAGATTTTATTTTCTTTGCTGTATATGATAGTGTTGAAACTGGAGCATTATTAACTAAAGTAATTAATCCTTATCCAGAATTTCAAGGGTTAAGAGTTGACAATGAGGATGAAAACTTTGCTTGGGAAAGTGTTAATGAACATAACTTGAAAGAAGTTAAAGTAATAGTTGGAGATATTGATGTGCATTTGACTGGTAGATATAGAGGATTATGGCTTGACTGTGGAAACAGACCTAATACAGATGGACTAATGACACAAGCAGGTTTAGATATATTGACTAGAAAATATGTACAAAGAGTAGCACAGTTAAATGCTATGATTGAAGATTAGTCATATTTTTATTTATACATATCTTAGTTCTAAAGGGTAGTAGCACATCTTTTGCTATCCTTTAGAATAATAAAAAAATAAGGAGAAGTAGTTTAATGAACAAGTTAAATGATTTATTAAAAAATGTTGATATTTATGGACTTAATGTATCAGGGTTTGTTGCTAATCACGTAAAAGACAATAACCAAACAGCCTATGAATATTTACAGACAGTAACATTACTTGAAATTTTGAAAGAGTTGAAAGAACTTAAAGAGTTAAAAAGTAATGATGATGAAATTGTTGAAACAAAAACTAAAGCAACAAAAGTAAAAGAGGAAAAAACTGAAAAAGCAAAGTAGGTGGAAAAAATGATATTAACTTTGCAGGAAATAGATAGTAAAATTCAAGAGCAGGAAGAACTAAAGAAAAGAATTGAAGAAAAAATTTCAAGTCTTTTGGAAACTATTGAATTTAAACGTATGCAAAATGGTACAGATAGTGTTGAAGTACAAAATATAACAGATACAATTAATACTTTAAGATTAATGAGGAGAGATTGTATTGATGAGATTAACAGTCTTGAGGAGTTAAAGAAGTCTTGTTGTGAAAAAAGGAGAGAAAGAAGCAAGTTAGTGAGTGATTTTTATGGCTATTAGTTATTTCAAGAAATTGCATACTTATGGTCAAAATCTAATATATGATAAATTTCAGACTAAGATAAAATGTGTATTAGAGGATAGCAATAAAAATCAATTTATAGCATATTGTCTATTATCAAAATATAGTGATAAGAACATATTAACATCTAATGATATAAGTGATGTTAATAAAACAATAATTAAATTTAGGATTAGTGAGTTAGAAAATTTAGTTGATATTAAAACTAAGACTAATAAACTTAATTACAGTTTAATAAAGACAGTTATATTAGATGGGTTAAGATATAATGTGAACAGTTTTGAAATAAATAATCAAAGCAGGGATTTCTTGATTATGGAAATAACTAAGTTTAAATCATAACCTAAAACAGTCGGAAACCTATTAAATTTGCAATTAATTTAATTAAAGGGGGATTTATAGGACAATGACTTTAAATGAACTAAAACAGAGATTATTAAATGTAAAAGATAGTGAGTTCTGTTATAAAATAGCAGAAAAGGAAATAAATAGTTTATATGCAATAATTTTATATTTTATGGCACTAGAAACCAATATTGACACAGGACATACAAGGAAACTCTGGATACAGGCAATTAATAGGATTAGTAATGTGTTGACTAAAATAATACCTGTTCCTAATTATGAAATATGGAAAGGGTATGTATTTTCAAAGAATTTAAAAGAAGATGATTTTATTAATGTTAATTATGGCAGTTTTGGTATTAACATATCAAGCAGAGATGAAGTTTGGAAAAGTGAAAACAGTAATATCGCTAGGGCAGGTAATTACTCAAAAAGTATAAATTTAAAATTATTGGAAAGAAAAAGTCAATATAAAGGTATTCTAGGGAATGATTATGTTGAATTTTATGTAGATAAATTATTAAGTGAAATACAGTACGTACTCAAAGGTGGAAAAAACAGTAAGTTAGAAGCCATAACTTTAGTATTGAAAGATTATACTAAAAGAATAAGAGAGTATGTAGAAACAGGTAAGTAATGAATGATATACAATTTAAAGAGTTAATAGAGTTACATATTAAAAATAAGTTAGATGAATTAGTTAATGAAACTTGTTTTGAAAACTTTAAAGGTAAATATGTTATTCAAGACAATAAATATAATATACCAGCAAATTCAAATACTGAAATTTATAATATTAATAATATTGATATTGAAAATAATATTGTAACAATTTCAAATGTGAATAATTTACAGTACCCACTCAATAATAAAAAAATATTCGTAAATTATAACAATGAAATTGATGTTAATGTTATTGGAAATAATAAATTAAGTTTTGATAATGTTGATGACTTATATTTAATTGCTTTGGGAGATATAGTTACAAGCAATGTTGATAAACAAGAAAATAAAATATATATAATTGTAGATGTGGATAATGTTAGAGTTGAAACTGAAACTATTTCAAGTACACATAATAATACTTATTATGATGTTAATATTTTTGTTGGAAGTAATGATTATTCAAATACTAAGGAAGAATTTAATTTTTTCTATAATGAATTGATAAGGTTATTTAGTGAACAAAGTTTTAATATTGAATATAATAATAAGAATTTAGATATATTTACGGTTGACAAGCCTAGATATAGAAGCAGTATAAAGACTGAAAATGATAGAGTAGGTTATATAATTTTAAGATTTTCACATTTCTATAATAACAAAATAAGAATTTAAGGAGAATAAAATAGATGGCAAAATTAGTAAATAACGGTAATGCTAGAGTTAGATTAACATTCTTAGCAATGGAATTAGTAAGTAAAAAAATTGAATTATTTTCTGTTGAAAATAAGACAATAGAACCATTATCAAATTTACCTACTGACCCTTTGTTCAGTAGAAAATATCAGTACAATAATCAATTCAATATGCAAGGGGATTTCATAGGGCAAACATCAGGACAGGAACAATTTGAAGATGTATCAATACCATTTTCATTCCAAGAAGATTTTATCTATGTTAAATCTGGTAAACAAGATATTGATGAGAGAGCAAGTAGAGATACCTTGATTGCAATTTTACAAGGTGCAGTATTCAAGTCAAATGGTAAGACATACAGAGTATTAGGAAATGCAGGAAATATAAACTTGGAAGCCAAAATGTTAGGTAAGAATACTAACAACCATTGGAAAAACTTATACTACTTTGAAAATGCTTTTGTAAAAGAAGGTACGGCTTTTGATGATAAAGGAAATGCTAAGACAATGCAAAATCCATTGTTATCAACATTCAACGTATCAAGTATTGGTATGAGTTTAGAAGTTTACATTGGAGCAGGTACAGGGGAAACAAGAATTATGAGATACCCACTTGTATCATTCTCTCAAATTAATACAGATATGAGTGGAGATGTTATTAAAGTTGCTACTCAAATGTCAATTAAAGCAGATGTAATTGAAGCAGATGACTTTTTAATTGCAGGTGGTAAGAAAGTTAGTGGAAGATTTATTAAAGTTGATGGTGTAGTTGCCAAGACTGGTTTAAGTGCTGTTCCAACAGAGGCAAAAGCAAACGAAACTTGGTTGGCTTACGATGATGTTACTGGTAAAGTAATGTATATTGTAAACCAAGCAGACAAGACAAGTACAACTCCATTGGAAGTAGGTACAGTATTCTATCTACAAAAAGGAGATACAGGTGCTACGGCAGGTTCAGTAACTGGATTATGTCAAGCAGGTACTGGAGTAGTTAAAATATCGCCTGAAATTTTTGTTATAGGTAAATATAATTGTGCTGTTCCAGAAGCATTTTTAACTAGATGGAATTATGACCCTGAAATTGCTACCACAAGTGCAAATGCTAAAGATGTATTCCCATTAAGAGTTAATGACTTTGATGACTTGAGTGGGGATTTCAAAAGATATAATAGTGAAAATTTATAATAGATTAAATAAAGAGGGTATGGAGAATATCTATACCCTTGAAAATAAAAATATGTATAAATAAGGAGAATTAGAAATATGGCAAGAAAACTAAAATTAAATTTAAGTGGGTTAAAAAATCAAGTTAAGACAGGTACAATTACAATAGATTACTTAAATGGAAAAGTTGATTATCCAATTAAATTAAAAAATGACAGGGAATATAAATATATTTTAAATTTATCAGATTATAAGTATAAGACAAAATTAATTGATGATAAATTGATAGTTACTAATTTACAAAAATTATCAAACATAAAACCTGAATACAGAGATGTTATTATGAATAGTGAAGGACACTCGAATAAAGATATTTCTTATGTTAAGATTTATGATGAAAATGAATTACAGGTTGCTAAAAATGATAGGGAAACAATGCTTGAGGGTATTACAGTAGTGGCACATTTGGATTTGGATTATGTTGTTGATGAAAAGACTGGAGAAACATTTTTAGATTTAATTAACAATACTTTTAATGATATTATTAAGGAAAAGTATGATGGTAAGAAAATAGAAAAAGGGGATTACTATAAAGTTACTGAAATATTGTTTGAGGCAAATTTACTATCTTATGATGTTATTAATGAATTTTTAATATATATAAGAGCATTAAAGTATGGCAGAACAGTAGAAGAAGAAAAGTATAGACTGGAAGCACAGAATTTAGGTGTTACAGAAGAAAGTGATATTCAAAAATGGATTGAAGTTAGAAAAGGCGATAAACTATTAAAGGAAATGAAAGAAAAGGAACTAAAAGAGGATGTAGTTGAAGATGTCGCTATTGATAAGGAAGAAAATAAAGATAAGAAATTAGATATTAAAGAAGCCGAAAAGGTGGAAGAAAAAGAATAAAGGAAAAGAAGTATGAGAACAGACCAGCAAAAAGATAAGGTTGATAATTCTCTATTAAAACTGAAAAAGAATGAGTTGAAAGATATAACCTTGCTAGATATAAATTATAGAATGGTTATATCTTTTTCTTTAATAGGGGAAAAAATACCTTTATTAATTAGATTGAAAGATATTAAATATAGAGATGTCAGAAATGATTTAAAGATTAGGGGAGATGAAGTGCCTATAATTTCATCATTATTGTTTGAGGAAGGTTGCAAGATATTAATTGATAATTTTTTTAAATATATTGAATGGGAAGCATTTGACATACTAGATGATGATTATTATAAAGGTAGAATGAAAGAAATTGAATTAAAGTATACTAAAGATGATATTCAAAATAGGTATAAAATAGATAAGGAAGTGAAGGAATTAAGGAATGAGATTATATACAACTTAAAAGTATTTATACTTGAAAAAATGCTTGTTGACAAGGAATTACAGCAGGAACTTATGGAAATATACAATACTATCAGGGAAACACAGTACAAAATGGTTGAAGAATTTAATGAAGTTATAGAAAGCATAATGGATTTTGAAGATGATAAGAGCATAAGTTTTAATGATTATTTTACTGTTATGTTAAAGACAAGCATAGTGAACAGTAATGTGCCTATTTTTGATGAGAATATAGGGAAAGCCTTTAATGAATATTCATATAGGGAAGTAAAACTTAGAATTTCATTTGAACATAAGGAAACTATGCTAAACAGTAACAGAATGAAAATGATGTTGCCAGTAATGGCTAGAACATCTTTATTTTAAAAAAAAATTGAGAGGAATTATTATATGGAAAATTTGGATTTAGGAATTAATTTAGGTTTTGGGGAAACTTCAAGTGTAGATAATTTAATAGAAAAAGTAAATATACTGGAAAAAAGTATAACTAATATTAATGAAGTATCTAATGTGGATATGTTTACCAATGCACTTAAAAATTTTCAAGATTTAAAAGCAGAGTTAAAAGATATAAAAAGTTTATTAAATGAAGATAATCAAAGTAAGGATAAAGGTACTGCTACATCAAGTGGTAAAAATCCTTATAAAAGTGAAACTTTTAGTCTATCACAAACATTATTAAACATTGAAAAATTATTAACTGAAATAAATAGTACAAGTAAAAAACAAAGTTTTAACAATGAAAAATATGGTAAAGGAAATAGTGGTAAAGGTAGTAAAGGTAATGATAACTCTAATGATAATCCATTTAGAAAATTTGCTAATGATGAACTTAGAAAATATTATCATAATCAAGAAAAAACTTATAAGGATAAGAAATTAGAATTAGATAAAGTATCTAAAATGACTACAAAACAATTTGAAGATGGTTTTTCAAAGATTGTAAAAGGTATATCTAAAGATGTAGTTGATATATTAGATAGAGATTTATTAAAGAAAATGGTAGAAAAAAATGCTACTGAAATGCTTAAAAATAGCAAATATAAAGATAAAGAAAGTTTAGATAAGAAGTATGAAGAAATATCACAATTAATTAAAAATGCTGGATTTAGTTCTAATATATTTAAAAGTAGTTCTGTATTTAGGAAGGGATATAATGAAAAATTATATGAAACTGAAAACAATAAAAAGATATATGATTTAAAAAGATTAGAAGTAGAATTAAAGACAAAGGGGATAAATCGTAGTTCTAATACTGATACAATGACAGGTAGACAGCTTGAAAAATTGCTTGAAGATAATAGAAGAATTTATAACATAATTAATTCTAAACATTTTCAAAATTTTAGTGATGGGCAACCATTTAAAAGTACAGAAGATAAATTAAATAGATATATTAATCAAATAAATGACAATAAAATAAAAGGACAAAATATTAAAGAAAATGGATTGTCTTTGCAGAATACTATACAGCAAAATTCAGGTACAATGATTGCAGGAATAGAAGCATTTAAGTATTTGGGTACTATATCTAATTTTATAACTTCTAAAGATTTTGAAAGAAATATGGGAGCATTAGGTATTGTTGGTAATTTAGGTAATCAGGCAAGTCAAAATGCTTCAAAGAATAGAATTATTAGGGAAAGTAATTCAGTAGGTGCAGATATTAATGAGTTTGCAGAAGGTGTAAGGGAAGTCATTAAGACAGGTAAGACTTATGAACAGTCTATGAATTTGGTTAAGACTGCTGGTAAGGTTGCTGTTGCTTCATTTGAAGATTTAACTACTGCAACTAACATACTTAACCAAAGATTTACTGCATTAGGTATTAGTGCTACTGACAAGAACTTAAATGAGTTTGCTAACAGGTTGCAAAGTGCATTGGATAATACAGCATTAGATTTACAAGATGTAAATAATGCAGGTAGGCAGACTAATACGGCTATGAATGCTTTGATTAATAGTGCAGAAGAAAAAGGTATACAAGGCAGAAGTGTAGAACAATATACTATGGATGTATCTAACTTGGAACTATCTTTATTATCTACTTTAAAACAACAAGGTAAGACAGGGGAGCAAAGTGGTATTGTTTTAAGAACTTTATTCTCGAAACTTATGTCAGTTGATGGTAAAGGTAAGGCTATGCTTGAAAATGACTTTAAGAAAATGACTAAAGAGGAAAGAGAAAAGGTTGGTTTTGGCTCTGTTGAAGAAATGACTGATATGGTGCTTAGTGGAGAAGTAGATAAGGTTATTGAGGGACTATCTAAAATGCAAAAGCAAGGTAACTTGTCTTATGCCACTATTAAAAAGATATTTACAGAAAGACACGCAAGTGCTATTAGTACATTATTTACAGAAGTAAATGGAGATACAAAGAAATTTATAGATAATATAACTACTGGTATTAATGTATCTAAGAACTTTGGTAAGGCTATTGAAAATTGGGCAATAAAGGTTGAAAGAATATTCAAGAATTTAAAGTCAATAAGTACAAATACATTTAGCAGGGGTATATTTGGTGGTGTATTAGGTGCAGGTATTGGAGTAGCAGATAAATTAACTGATTTAGCAGTTAAAGGACAGTCAAGTAATAATGTATTCTTATCATCATTTTCTCAAAGCATACCACAGTCAATGGCACAGCAGTTTATGTTTAAGAATGTAAGTAATTTTACACAAGGTAAGGCTTATCAAAAAGTTGAAAGTGCTTATGACTTGTCTATGGAAAGAATTAAAAATGATAAATCTTTAAAGAAAAATAGAAGAAAAGAAATATTAAGTCAAGTGGAACTTATGAAAAATCAAGACCTTGAAAGAATTATAAATGGTAGTGGTATGAGTGGTTTTGCTAATCAAGTTAAGGGTGCTACTGCTAATGTGTATGACTTGTCTAATAAAATAAAAGAAAGTGTATCTGATATTGAAAAATTAAAAGAAGAGGGTATTGAAAGTTTTTCTGTATTAAGTGGAGGTGCTAAGGAGTTAGGTGCTTCATTATGGGCTTTGGCTAAACCATTTTTAATGTTGACTGCTATTAATATGGCTATTAATACAGTTATTGGATTATATGAGAAATCACAGAAATTAAAGAATGAGGCAGATAACTTAGATAAGGATATTGTTAATACTTCTAAGATAGGTAAAGATATTGAAAATATTGAAAAAAATATTAATGAAATATTTAAACCTGAAAATTATCAAAATGAAGAAGAAAATGGATATATAAGAAATGTCAAAAAAATGATTGAAACAAATGAGGAATTAAAATCTAGTATTGATACAATTAATGCAATAAAAAATAATCCATTTAAGAATATTCAGACTATTAGAGATGAAATTTGGAAAGAGAAAACAAAAAATAGTTTAATAAAATCTGATGATTATAGTACACAAGGTAGACTAGGTATTAGTAATTATAAGGCTAGTGGGGCTACAAAAAATTATTTTACTTATGGTAATACATCAAGATTTTCAATAGGGGAATGGAATGATGAGTATGATAGAAATTACAGGGTAAAATATAGGGGAGAAAAATTTAATAATATTTCTGTAATAGATAAAGAAAATGAAGATAGAATTAGTAAACTAAGTGAAAGTAAAAGACACGATGAATTAAATAGATACAAGAAAATGTATAATAATAATTATGTTAAATCTACCGATAAAGCAATTAATAATTTATATGATGATGTCTATGCAAAGTTTAAAAAGGAATTAAAAAATAAAGGGTTAGATGAAAAATCTGTATCTGATGAAGATAAGCAAAAATATATGGTAAGCAATTTAAGAATTTCTAATGAACTTGTAAGCAATGTATTTGGTAAAAAAAGTGCAGAAGCATTAAATGGTAAAGATGTTACAGATACAGAAAGTTTTTATAAGTTATTAAACAGTTTAGGTGGCAAGGATTTACAGGATAATATTAAAATATTTAATGATTTAATTGCTAGTGGTAAGATTGAGCCTGAAACTTTATCTTTATTGACACAGTATAGTAAATACCAATTAAATACTATTAAGGAAGCAGATGAACTATTTTATAAGCAACTTGAAAGAAATAAGGAAAGTTTGGAACAGTCTAAGGCTATGCTTGAAAATCAGAAAAATAAAATGATTGCAATGTATGATAAGACTGGTTTACCTAGCATTGCCTATGGAAATATACTTAATGAAGAAAAAGATGAAAAAGGTAATTTAACAACTTTAACACAGAAAGAGTTAAATAAATATAATACTGCCTATAACAATGATATTAATTCAGTACCTTTTGAAATGTCAATGAATAATATAGATGGAGTTAGGGAATATCAGGCTAGTATGTTTGCCTATTATACTAAAAAGGCAGGATTAGATAAGGAAATACAGGACACTCAAAAAAATATAGAGGAAGCAAAGAAACAGGGAAATTTACAGGAACAACAGCAATTAGAGGCTAAATTGAACTGGTTAAATCAAGATGTTAAATTTTTAGACCAGTCAAAAGAAATGGCTAAAAAAGTATTACATTTCTCTAATTTTACTGCTAAAAAATATGATGAATTATTATCTATGAGTGCAGAACTTGTAAAAGCACAGTCTGTATATAAGAATTTAGTAGGTACTTCATTTGGTAATCAAGGTAGTCAAATGCAGACTGCTTATGATAGTCTTAATGCTAGTAGAAACTTATTTAATAAAGTTGGTAAAATGAACTTTAATAATCAAGTAAATAGTGCTTATATTGAAGATAAAGGTGGTGCTACACTACAAAAAATTACAGGCAAGACTGACTATTCTCAAGTAAGTATGGGCGACTATACTAAAGTAATGGATAAGATAAAATATTTCAGAGAAAATAATATTAGTGAAAAAGATGGTATTAATATTGAAACTTTACAAAACCAAGCAACTGTTTATTCATCACTTATTGCAGAAAAGATACAAATACAGCAACAAGAAATTCAGTTGGCACAACAAGAAAAACAATTAAGAATTGATATTGTTAAGTATTGGTTAAAAGAAAATGAATTAAAGGCTAACTATTTAGAAAATCCTGATAGACACATTAATGATTTCTTAATATCTAATGTAGATACAGTTAGAAAAACTCAAAGTGGGGATAATGGATTATTCAAGATGAATGATTTACAAACTATAACTAACTTGAAATTAGATAATAGTAATATGAAAATGGGAGAACAGTTAGACTTTGCTAGAAGAAGTATAATGGTTGCTAAGGAAAATGCACAAAGACAGATTAATGCTATACGTAGACTTGAAAATAAAAATACATCTAATGCTAATAAAAGTGATATGTTAAATAAATCCAATACTATTAGTACAAATAATACAGTTGCTACTGGAATTGATACATTATCTCAAAATTTAAGTAGTATGTTTGAGGAATTAGGAAATGTATTAGGTAGTATGTCTATGGGTGGATTTGATGGTAGTATTGGTGGAGATGAAAGTAGTAATCCTAATATTTCTATGAACGCAGGAAATCATCAAAGATATTTAGCAAATAAAAATTATTTAATGGAAGCACAAAAAAGAACAGGAATTAGTGCTGGTTTATTAGGTGCTGTTGCAGCTGCTGAAAGTGGATATAATCCCAGTGCTAATGGTGGTGGAATGGCTAATGTTAGAGGAATTATGCAAATAAGACCTAAAGACTGGAATGATTTTTACAAAGCAGGTAAGAAATATGGGGTTAGTGCTACACCATCATATATGAATAATCAACAGGCTATACTTGCTGTTGCCAGTAGATTTGCTAATAATAGAGATAGTGGTTATTTTAAAAGATTAGGTATTTCTAACCCACAAGCAATTCATTATTATATGACACATTTTCTTGGAGAAGGTGGATTTAGTAAATTATATAAAAATTATATGAATACTCCAGCTGCACCATATATGACAACAGAAGCAAGAGCCAATCACTCTATATTCTATGATAGTAAAGGTAGAATGAGAACTGGTAATGAGATAATGGCAGAAATGAACAGAAGAATGACAACTGCTTATAAGTCTTATGGTGTAGATGTTGCTTTAAATGGTAGTGTAGGTAAAGGTGTTAGTGATAACTATTCTGTAAGTAGTAAAGGTGGATTAGATACTGCTATGGTTATTAGTGGTGCTAAAGGACTTAAAGTTAAAGGTAAGGAAACTACCGCTGGTGGTAAAATTACTCAATCCACTTATGATTTTGCTAAGATAGTACAAGATAATATTAAAGGTTTTGAAAGATTTACTGCATTTAATGACAGTTATCATCATAATCATAGTCCTAATTCAGGTCATACTAAAGGTATGAAATTTGATTTTGTCATTAAAGGTGGAACTGGTGCAAGTGATAATACAGTAAATCAGTTATATGCTTTAGCAAAGCAATATGGGTTTGATATTAAAGTAAATAATGAGTATACTAATCCTAGTAGTAAGGCTACTGGAGGTCATTTAGATGTTAAAGTAAATGGTAGGGGTAGTGGTTCTTATAGTTCTGGTGGAACTTCTTATAGAAAACCTAACCTTAAAATGATGGGAACTACATCAGAAAAAAATGCTATGAGTGGTGGTTATGTACCTAATATTAGTGGAGATTTACAAAAAGAGATTGAAAAGATAACTAATTATGAGTTTGAAAAGGCTTCTATAAAAAATGAGCAGGAAGAACAGTTAATTAAAGGATTGGTTGAGAATGTTAAGAAATGGAAAGAAGAAAACTTAACATTGCCTGAAATTCAAAAAAATATTACTCAATATATGAATGATAATATATCCATTGTAACAGATGATATGACTACTTTTAAAGATTTAACTAAAAATATTGTAGATAAGATACAGACTGATTTAGAAGTGTCTAAGGAAGCATACGATAAAATGGTATCTCAATATTTGGAAGATATGAATAATTTACATTTTGCTTTTGATGAAATGAGATTGAAAGTGGAAAGTACATCGACTGATTGGGTAAGGGCATTTAATTTTGTTAATACAAGTGAAATTGGGGATAGTTTATTACAGTCATTTAATTCAATGAATGAAAATACTGCTAAAATTAATTCAAGTCTTAGAAAGATGGCTGCCGATATTAAGATTAATCCTAACCTTGTATCTATGTTAAATTATTTAGGAGAAAATTCTGATGTTCATTTAAGGAATGACAGAGAAAGATTTGAATTTTTAACAGATAATAATGCAATGTTGAAAGAGTTTAGACAACTGGAAGATAGATTATATGACTTAGGTAAAGACCAGTTTAATAGTTTAGGGTTGGATAAACTAACATTACAGAATTTAAGTGCAGAAGAAAGAAATCAGTTCTTGGCACAAGTATATACAGAAATTTCTAAGCAAGGACAGACAAGCAATGATATGTTTCTTGTTTCACAAAATTTTAATAATATTTTAACACTTTATAGATTATTAGGGCAAAAAATTGAAGAAAATATAGAGATTAAGAAACAGGAAACTGAAATAATGAAATCATTTAACAAGACAATTATAGATTTTTCAAGCAAAATTAAGTCTATTAGTAATTCAATGTTAAATATGGAAAATACTAGAAACTTGAATAGTGCTATAAATGATTTTAAACTTTACAGTATGAATATTGACCCTAACAGCAAGTATGGTAAGAAACAGGTAGAATTAGTTAAGTATGAAAATAATAAGAGTGTATTGAATGAAGTTGCACAGGAATTAAAGACTATGCTTAGTGTTGACAAAAATGCTAGAAAAATATTGGAAGCAAGAAGATATACTGATGAAGATATTGATAATATGGATATTAGAGATACAGATAAATTAATTGAATTAGCAAAAGAAGTATCTAAATTCAATACTGTTCAAAATGAGGAGTTAAGAAAAACACTTAATGAGTTTTTAGAAGATAATGACTTGGTAAATTATTTTAAAAATTTAGATATAACTAACAATACATCATTATCAAAGGCTAAGGAAGATTTATTAAAAAATTCTGATATTATAGATAAAACTAAACTTAATGAAGTATTAAAATTCTTTGATATTTTGGAAAATAATAATATTAAAACAGAAGAATTGACAAAGGTTATAATAAGAGGAATAAATGCTACTAAGGATTTAAAGGAAAGTTTTAGTGAAAGTATTAAACATTTTTCAGACAAGTCTGTTGATTTATTAAGCAGTATATTATTTGGTACTGATTTTGAGTGGAAAGGATTTGACTATAAGGAAAGTCTTAAATATTTAACAGAATTAGGAGTACAGAATAAAGATAGTATAGTTAAATGGTTAGATGGGGAACTTAAAAAATTAGGGATAAATAGTAATCTTGTTAAAGAAAAACAACCTAGAAAATTAGGAGATAAAGATAATTCTTTTGATGATGAAGAAGATGATACATTATCTACTGGAGATATTAGAGAAATTTATTTAAAAAATATTAAATATAATGATGTTAGTGATAATAAAAAGTCTAATACTTTATTAGATGATTATGGTAATATTTTAAAAATAAGTTGGGATAATGTAAGTAAAGAAGCTGTTGAAACTCTTAAAAATAACTTATTTGAAGGTGCTTTAGATGATAATGGTTATGCTCCTTATCTGAAAAATAATCAATTAATCACAACTGCTTTTGATACTGATGGCAAAGATGGATATATTTTATATGCTTTAGGGGATAGTAATAAAACTCCACTATTGACATCAAAAAATCAAGAAGAAATGAAACAAAAAATTAAGGAACATAATATTCAGGAATGGAAAAACCAAGACTTAGATAATAAAGATATTAAGTCTATGAGTGTTTTATCTTATATAGATAGTATTGATGATAAAAATAGAAATGTTAAACACACAAATAGTAATCAAATTTATAGGATTGATATATTGACTGATGATGTAAAAAAATATACACAATTAACTATTGCAGAGAGTGAAATTAATCTAAGAAAGTATAGTGAAGTTTGGAAATCTTTATATGAAAATAATTTAAAAAATAAAGATAAGATTAAAAAAGATTTATCTTTTGGGGTTGATATGTATAAAGATTTAGGAACTAAAGATATTAACTTGGATAAAAATAGTAAAGATTATTTTCCTTATAAAGTAGATGACAGGAATGGTATTGTTTATAGAATTGATAGTGCAGATAAAGTTGAAGACGGTGGGGCTAAAGTAGAAACTAAAGAAGAAAATGGTAAAATTGCATTTTATCAAAATGGGAAAAAAGTTTATAGTTTAGGTTTGGAAAAACTTAATAAGAAAAAAAATACTGCTAGTATTTATAAATATGATGAAAATGGAAAAAAAGAATTATTAAAGAAAAATGCAAAGCAAAAAGATTTTACTGATATGTTATCTAATACAGTTACACAACTTGAAGGTCAAAAAAGAGCAGGAGTGCATTTTAAACAGATACCTATTTATAATATGTATACTGGTAGAAGTATTGAAGATGGTAAATTATTTGAATATACGAATTATGATACTTATGAAAATGCTTTAGAATATGCTACAAAACAAAATCATAATGCTATTAATGATAATAGAATGAATAGTTACATACTGAATGAGTATAGTAAGTTATCAAGAAGTAATTTTGATAGTTCAGGAACTTTGAATAGAAGTTATGAACAATATAATAATTCATTGTCTAATCCTAATACACAAGGTAAAATATCAAGTAGTTTTTCAAAAGTTGAAGAAAAAAATAATAAATTAACTGGAGAAAAAGCAATAAGAACTCCAATAGATATTAATTCTATTAATACTAAATCATTTAATGCTAAAGATATGCCTAATTTTGTAAATAATAAAACATTAAAAGGTAATGAAGCATTTTTTCAATATTTAGCAGATAAGACAGGTATTCCAGTTGAATGGTTTATTGCCGAAGCAAATAGTGAAAGTGGCTTTGATAAGAATTTAGTAGATAGATATTATGATAAAAAGAAAAAAAGATGGGTAGAAAGCAGTTATAAAGGATTATATCAAATAGGAAAAGATTATTGGACGCCTAAAAAAGCAGAAGAAATATCTAAATTTTTTGGGGTAGATATAAGTAAAGATTATTCTAAAGGTTGGTCTGACCCTAAACAAAATGCTTTAGTAATGCTTTATAGAATGATTGAAAATGTAGAATATCAGAAAAAGCAAGGTGCTAAAACATATTCATTTGCTAACGGTTATTATTCACATTTATTGCCCGCTTATGCTGCTAAAATGAATATTTTAGGCGATAATGTTAAGGTCAAGGATTTTGATAGAAAAGCAATAAAAGATGTTTATTTGACAAATAATCCTAGACATTTTATTGATGGTGTTAATACAACTAATGGTAGAGCAAAAGAGGGAGTATTTAATACTGGTGTAAAAAATTTAAGAGATAGTGGATTTTTTAATGATGAATACTTTAATAATTTAAATACACAAAATAATAAAGATAATATAGTATCTAATGCTAATGATGTATTAATGGTATATGACAATGCTTTGCAACAAGGTATTTTAACTATTAATGATAAGTATTTAAGTGCTAGTGCAGAAGTTAGTGATTATGGCGACCCTGTTGTTAGACAGTATGCTAAAGATACGGTAGGTATTGAAGAAAATTCTAATAATAATAATAATAATAATCAAAAAGTAATTACGTTATTTCAAGGACACGAAGATACTGGTGCAAAGTCTAATGGCTATGTGGAAACTGATGAAGCAATTAAAATAACTGAAAAACTTAAAAAAATATTACTTGAAATTTATGGAGAAGAACAGTTAAGAGTTGATTTATATAGAAGAAAAGGTAAGATAGGAACAGAGTTTGAACAGTATGATAAAAATACAGTAGGTGCTTGGGGAATACATTTAGATACTCAAGAAAAGAATGATAATAGGTATAAATTTGTTGCTAATCCTGATAATCCTGAAGATTTAAATTTTGCATTAGAATTAGATAAGCAAACAGAAGGTAAAAATATATTTACAAATAGTGGTAGTAAAAATATTGATACTAACTATTATAAAAGAGATGGTAAATGGGGTCATTGGGGTTATACTGTTGCAACTAAGGCTGATGAAATATCTCAAAAATATTTGCATAAAAATATAGTTGGGGGTATTTTAGAAATTGCAAATTTAAATAATACCGAAGTAATGAAATTATTAAATAGTGATAAAGCAGGAGAATATTTAAGACCTATTGCAATGGCTATGGGTAATAGTGTAGGATTAGTGCCTAAGGAACAGTTACAAAAAAATCAAGAAGAACCTATTGAAATTGAAGTGGTTGCCAACAATAAAAATTCTAAATTGTATTCTGATATTTCATATTTAAGCAAGAATTTTAATCAAAGAATGTTACAGGCACAGTATGATAACCCTATAACTAAAGTTCCAGAAAAGACAACAGAAGAAAAGAAGAAAGAGGAGCAAGAAGAAAAATTAAGTAAATTTAATACAATAGGGCATATTGCTATCGTATTTGATGGTATGCTTAAAAAGGAACTTAATTATAAGAAAAAACAACTTGAAATACAACAGAAAGTATTGGAACTTAATTTACAAATGGCAGAAACTACTGAAGAACGAAGAAAAATTGAAGAACAGATATTACAGAATAAATTATCACAAATAGATAATGACTATAAGACACAGTCATCATTTATGGGTGGTATGTTTAGTGGCAGTATGGGGTTTGGTATTCAAGGTGCTTTAAGTGGTGCTATGCAAGGCTCTAGTTGGGGATTGACAGGTAGTTTAGTAGGTGCAGGGTTAGGTTTAGTTGGTGGGATTTTAGGTGGTACACAGGCTAAAATTCAAGCAGACCAACAAAAATCTTTGCAAATATCACAACAGAAACTAACTTGGTTGGCAGAGGATAGAAACAGATATTTAAAGACAATGGCTAATGCTATGAGTGAACAGGCTAAATGGACTACTAAAGTTGGTGTAAATGACGCTATTTCTCGTTCCGTTAAATTTGCATTGTCAGGTAAAGATGTTATAGGTGGAACTGCCTATGAAACTCGTACTGTTGGCAAGAAGAAGAAAAAAGGTGGAGGACTTTTAGGAAGCAAGAAATATGACACAGTTGAAGCCTTTACTCAATCATATAACTTAAATGACAGTATGTTTGGTGGCAGACAGTTTAATAATAGAATGGATTTAGAATTTGCTTATACTACTTTAGCACAAAGACTTTTAGGTATGCAAGGTAATGTAAACCTTATGGGAACTTATGGGGATATGTATTATTATAATAATCCTGAACAGTCAATGTTTAGCAGATTTGCTAGAGGTGGTAAAAGACAACAACGTATAATGAGTTTGCCAATGGATAATGGTTTAAATGCTTATTTACAACGTAGACTTAGTGATGGCTCAAGAGAATTGACAGCAAGTGAATTTATTAAATACTTTAATGGGCAAGGAACATTACAAGGAGATGGTTTATTGATAGACCGTAGCCGTGATAATGAAATTGATAATATTATAAATAACTTAAAGGAAACTGCTAAGGCTATGCCGACAGGACAACAGAAAGTAGATACATTGGCACTTATTAATTTTTATGAAAATATTAAGGCTGTTTTAGATAAAGAGGGTAAAACTACTAAGAGATTATTTGGTAATTACTACGGTATTGAAACAGAGGAATTTAAAGATGAAAAAGGTAATATCACAGAATATCGTAGAGTAAATGAAAGTATGTGGAGTGATTACTATAATCAAATATACCAAAATGTTATGAATGGTACTAAGGTATTTGATACTGGAAGTAAATTTATACAAGGTACATTAAATGCTTTTATTCAAAATGTAGGTAGTGGTAGAAATACTGTTAAGGCTTTGACTGATGAGTTTAACAGGTTGGCAGATGAAATATATGATGTAGTTACTCGTACTGGGGAATTTAGCAATGTTAGTGGAAGCATTAAAGGGCTTATTGATAATATGGCACTATTGAAAAGACAGCAAAGGGAAACAGAAAACTTTACAATAGACCTTGCTAAGAGATGGGTTGCTTTAGGTGGTAACATTACTGATATTGTTAAGGATATGAATAATGGATTGACTACTGCAATAGATAGTATTAAGTCGACTATGTTGGGTGCTAGTCTTGAAGATACAATAAATAATTTTGGTAACAATTTATTCCAAAAACTTGGGGAAAGTATGACAAATAATCTTATTAACCAAAAATATGCTAATTCAATATTTAAAATGAATAGTTTATTGACTAATGCAACTGATACTAATTCAATAAGTGATATAGTAAATCTTGCAAATGGTTATAAAGGGTTGTCTGTTGGTATTGAAAATGACAGGGAAAGATTAAGTGCTATTCAAAGATTGTTTACTGCTAATAGAGATATTGACTATGTTGATGAAAGCATACAGTATGAAACAGGAACAAGTCAGTCTGTTACTAACAATTACACATTTACAACAGATATTAATGCAGGAACTATTGTGGCAGATGAATTGAGTAAGGAAATATTGGCACAAAATTTATTTGCACCTTTAGTACAAATGTTGAAAGATAGTGGATTTATTCATTAAAAAGATATTAAATAATTTAGGTATCGTTTTTAACGATACCTAGTTAAATATCTTGGTTGTTAAAAATGACTAAGAAATAATCATATTAGGAGAATATAATGAAAAATAAAGATTTAATTTTAAGTACATCAAGAAATTTAAACTTTTATTTAATTGATTATAAAGATAGTAAGATATTAAATGAGTTTGATAATACACTAAATACAATATATTTAAGTAAAGTAAATACTACTGAAAGTATTTATGAGAATGATTTTGAAAATGTTATATATTTAAAAAGAATTGTATTAAATTCAATAATAAAGAATGTTGTATTAAAACAGAAAGATAAAATATATGTTATTCAAGACAGGAAAGATGATTTAGATTTATTAATACCTATTGACAAGGATAATAAAATTTATGTTTATAAGGATTATAAAGTATTGGATATGTTAAGTCAAGAGAAAGATATTACCTATATGTTTGAAAATGTAAATGATATGTTGACAGACTATGAAATATTAGAAGTTAAATTTAATGGTAAGAAATTAGATAACTATACATTTGACAAGACATTGAAAAAAATAAGTATTGGTGGAAATATATTAGATTATCAATACTTGAATAATATACAGATATTATTGGCTAAAAAGGTTACAAATGTGAATGATATAGAATTTATAGTTGAGCATATAGACCATAGGATATTTGATAAGGTAGACCCTTTAGATGAGGTTGCACGAAGTTACTTTAATCTCTCATATATAATGAATGGATATGACATAAAAAGAGGCAATAATGAATTGTTTGAAATTAATTCAGTAAAGAATGACAAAGCAATTCATAAGAAAAGTAAAAATTTTAGAACAGAAATAAATATAAAAATTAGAAATATTGCAGAGGAAGAAAGTACAGGGAACTATGGTAGTGGACTTTACGGACACGGATTATATGGTGGTGGAAATTTAACTTTAGCAGGTATATTAAACAGACAGATTAGGTTTAGATTTATTGTATATGATACATTAAGTGGGGAAATTACAATAATTAATAATTGTAAGGCTAATGATGACTATTCAAGAAGTTATATGGAAGATGGAAACTTAATAGATTATACAATAAATGGAGATAAAGATATAGTTTATATATCTAAGGCAACCAAGAATGGTTATATTTGGTATGAACTATGTAACATATAAGGAGTTAAGAGATGTTAATAACAATATCAAATGAAAACAGGAACATAACATTGGAAGGCAAGTTGTCTTTTACTACTAAGATACATAATTCATATAAGGTAAGAACATTAGCAGGTTCAGGTTATACTTTTAACAATGGTACATATAGGATAATAACTGTTAATGTTATTTTTTTAAATAAAAAAGATATTCCAGTATTGGAAAATATAATATTGAATGGTGTTTTAGATATTGAAACAGAAGTAGGAGATAATTATTATAGAGTTGCTTGTGTAAACGAAAGTTTAGAATATCAAGATGAGAATGAAACACAGGTAAGCATACAGTTACAGTTTGAAAATAATATTTTAAATAATATTAGGTATTGACTTTTATTTTAAATTATGTTATAGTTATACTATTAGTAATTGAATTTACTAAAATAATTAATAATATAAGGAGAAATAAAATGAGAACAGAAATTATGAAGATTGAGAATGTAAGAGGCTACATTGGAGAAGATGATTTTATTTATCTAAATTTAGAAGATGTTGCAAGAGGACTTGGGTTTACTGATGAAAGTAAAAATGGTGCAATAAGATGGGCTAGAATAAAGAAATATTTAGAAGATTTGAATATCGCCACAAGTGGCGAAAGAGGTAAAAATGGTTTACCTGAATTTATTAAGGAAAATATATTTTATAAACTATGTATGAAAGCAAATAATGAAATTGCATTAAGTTTTCAAGATAAGGTGGCAGATGAAATATTACCACAAATTAGAAAAACAGGAACTTATGGTATTAGTGAGGAAGATAAATTACTTTTAGATATTATAGGGTCAGAAGATAAAGTAAGTAGAGCATTAGCAATAAATAATTATCAAAATAAATTTGTAATACCTTTAAAAGAAAAGGCTGAATATACTACTAATGTATTAAAGAGTGATAGTTTATTGACTGTATCACAGATTGCAAAAGATTTAGGATTAAGTGCAATTAAATTGAATAAACTCTTAGAGAGTTTAGATATTCAATATAAAAAAGGTGGTAAATGGTACATCAAGGCAAAATATCAAGATAAAGGTTATGCACAATATGATACAACATTAATTTCAGATAATAAGACAGTACATAATTTAAAATGGACTGAAAAAGGTAAGAAATTTATTATTGAAATTTTAGATAAAGAATATGGAATAAAATTAAATACATTAAGATTAGAAAATTAAAAAAAATAATTAAAAGAGGGGGTTATGTTTAATGTTAAAAACGTATGGAATAAAAAGTTTAGAGGAATATAATGGAAGTAATACAGAAAGTTTTAGAATTTATGTTAATAATATAAAACAGAATAGAACCTTAAATATTGATACATTTTTAGTTGATATAACTCCTCAAGGAAATTTAATTATAGATGGATATTATCCTTATATAGAGCCTAATCAATTACTTGTGGTAGGTACTGAAATTGTAAAAATTAAAACATATAAGACTAACCAAACAGATAGAAAGACTGAATTAGAGGTTGAGAGAGCATACAACCAAACACCTTTGACTGATTTACTCATCGGAGATGGAGTATATTCAGTTGAAGAATTTACAATGAAAGTTACAAATTATCAATATACAAGTAAAATGGATGTAATGAACAACCCATTTAATGTAACATTTGGTAGTGGTTATGTTAGATTGTTGGATAATATAAAACAATGGAATATGTTGTCTAATTCAATTCAAAAATATAACTATTCATTGTATAAGACTAAAGTATTTATATTTGAAGGTTATGATGACAAGGTTATACTAACATTTAGGGGATATTTAAAGAAAGTTAGTTTTAGTAAATCTTTAAATGATAAAAGACAAATAACACTTAATATTGTAGACCAGTTAGGGAGTTATTGGAATAAAGATTTAGTAAAGAAAAGTTTTAAACAGAATAAAACACTTAGGGAATTTTTAAGTGAGTTATTTAAAATACCTAAAGAAAAAATATATTTCAAACATATCAATGAAAGTGAATATCCAGTCATAGAAAACTTGGCTATGAGCAACTATTCTACATATCAAGAAATAATTGAATTATTATCAAGTAATGGGATAAGGGTAATATTTACACCCAGAGGACACTTGTATGTATTTAGTGAAGTGTTAGGTGGAGATAAGTTACGAAGTGATATAATATTAGATGATGTAAGAAACTTAACTGATATATCAATTAGTGATGATAACCAGTTAATTTTTAATTATGGGAATATAAAATATACAAGACAATTTCCTTATTATGATTTAGATAAGGGAATAAACTATAAATATAATAAAAATATAAGTGTAACACCTTTAGTAATTCAAGATAGTGGAAATTATTTAGTTAAAGAATTTGTTGTCAGAGATAGTCATATAGCAAGTAAGGTAAGCCTTGATGTATATGGTACACCTAGTGTATGTATGCTAAAAGATAATATTACTGGTATAGAGTTTATATGCAACCCTTTGGAAATACAAGGAGATACAGTTACATTTATGCCAATAGAAATTCTTAACGATACAGGACTGTTAGAATTTGGTAAGGGGAAATGGCTATTTGATTTAGGATTTAATAATACTAGAAATTATACATTTTATTATGTGCAAGGGAATTTACCAACTGTATTTGCATTAAGTAAGCAAAGTCCTAAGAATAAGAGTGCAATTACTAATAATCTTGAAATACCAGTAAGTCCTATTGTATTGAATGATGATGGAACAGAACATATTAATCTTAACAAGTCTTTAACTTTACAATTTGGAAGTCCTAAGAACTTGAAAGATTTAGAATATACAGGAAATTATTTAGGTGTTGACAATATAATAGGAACTTGGGTTGGTGGAACTCACTTGTTATATGAAAAGGAATGGGAACAAAGCCAAAGAGGGTTAGATGTATTTGTAAATGCTACTAGATTAAGTCAAAGTGGTATAAATAGCAAGGGATTACCTATTTACGATACATTTGACAATAGTGGATTTAAATTAGAGATAACTAATCCTAATGAAAATGATACAGAAATAGTAAGTAAATTTGTAAATACATTAAGACCTAATGTATATTTGAAAGATTTACCTAAAATATCATTTGAAATAGGTAGTGGGGAGATAATAGGGGATATTGCATTAAAGAGTACACAGAAAACTACTAATATATTATTAGAGCCTAATGATGTTTTATTTCCAGTAAGAACATTGCCAGAAGCAACGGCACACGAAAAACTTAAATTTAGGGAAATGAGAGCAGGTGGGATTGAAATAAGATGTGTTGCCGTGAGTAATTGGAATGGGGAAACATTGTTACATTTTAATAATCCATTATTTACCAATATAGAGTATGCCAAGATTAGTGTAAAGGATTTAATATATATTCAAAATTACTATATAAAACTTAATCCTATCGTACAGGAGAATAATAATTTTTATCATAGTGATAGTGAAAGCATTAAATTATATGATGGTAAGAAACCTTTTAACATTGAAAAAACTATATTTAATGAACAATATACTAGAAAATTATTAAGTTATGTATTTAGTGCATATAAGGGAACTGATGTGGAAAGTATCAAATATGTAATACCAATAAATACATTAAAAAGACTGGAATTAGAGTTATATGATTTAGTTACAATTAGTGATGAAACAGTTACAGGAATAGATACAAATAGTTTATTTTTAATTGTAGGTAAATCAATTACATTTGATAATAACAGGAAAATAGAATATACATTATTAAATGTATATAATAAGGATTATAAATTGTTAGATTTAAAATTTTCACAGATAGAAAAATTTAATCCATTGACAGACCCTACATTTAACCATAGTGGAATACAGCAGGAGAATACTAATATAAAACAGTATGCAGACAGAATTGAGTTTTTTGATGAAAGATTGGGTAAGATTATTGGAAAAATAATTGCAGTAGATAAATTTAGACTGCATACATTGGAAACAAGTAATGACCCTTTAATTGATGTAGAGTTGAGAGGAGAACACTCAAGCAATTATGCAGAAAGTTTATTTAAAAATACATTATATGAAACTTATCTTATTGTTAGAATAGGAGATGAATATATGTATGTAAGCCCATTTAGTTATGTTGATAGAGGAACTACTAAGTATAGACTGCAAGTAATTCAAAGAAAGTTGGCTAATACACAGTATGAAGATAATTTAGTTGACAGAGATGTTATTATATATCTTATTGCAGAAGGTAGCAGTAAGGATTATGGTTTAAAGTCCAATAGTATTTATATAGGAGATGGCTCTCACGGTGGCTATATGAGTTATGACCCCTATTATGGTTTGACAATAAGAGCCAACCGTATTGAAATGGTTAGTGGTGGTACTATTGGTGGAGATATGGTTAAAAATAAAGATTTTAATGATTTTAAAGACCAAATTGAAACTAGATTTACTCAAGTTAAAAATGAAATAAATTTACAAGTAAGTAAGATTGATATGAGTAATTATGTTAAGAAAAATGAAGTAGTAGCACAGATAAATTTAAGTAATGAAGGTGTTAGAATACAGGGTAGTAAAATTCAAGTAGATGGAAATACAACATTTAGTTCAGATACACAATTTAATGGTAAAGTAACAGCAAATAGGTATATTATAGTTGAAGGTAATGGTAAGAGAACTATAATAGGTGCAGGTACTATTGAATATCAAGAGTGGTCTCCCTAACGGTTATTGGGTAACAGTTAGAAAGTATTTTGCATATACAAGAATGTATAATATGACATTACAGCACGAACAGACAGTAGATATAAGATGTAGAAACGGTGCTTATGTATTTTGTAATATAAGGTCTATAATAAGTAAGATGTATAATAAGTCAATAGGTATAGCACAATTTGCCTTGACTAATCAAAGGAGAGAGGGAAATGATGTTATCTATACTTTTAAGGCTTTTTGGGGTATATTTGAAGTAGATTTTTTAATTTATATTTAATAGATGAAAGGATTTTTATGGGTTGGAACAGAATAGCAAACGTACAAAAAGGTAAGATAATAAACTGTTATTCAGGACAACAAATAGATTTACGAAGTTTTTTTCCGATAGTGGAAGGGAACTTTATGGTGCTTGGTGCAGTTGCTAGTGCTAGGGCAGATGGTATTGTTACAGGTGGCTTACGTGCAATAGTTGAAGATTTAGGTAATTATAATTACAGAGGTTGGGTACAGGCTTGTACGGAATATGGAAAATTTGATAGCCGTGATTATTATATCTTTTTAAATTCAGGGGAAACAAGACATCTCGGTTTTTATAGCAATGTAAAAGGTTTTGGTTTTTCTTTTAACGTAAATGCTGATGTATATGCAAATACGTGGTATGGTCAAGTTAAGTGTTATAGTGATGTATTAGGAGATTTATATATAAATAATGTAAACCCAAGTGGAAATGGGCAGTCAGGAAATATATTTTTAACAGATTTTATAGCATTTGATAGTAATTTTTATATATATAATGGGGCTTCATTACCTATAAAATGTAATTTTAGGACATTTAATATAAATTGGAGAAATATAGAAGGGGTTGTACAGTTATATATACAACAAACGGTAACATAATATGTGGTTAAAGATTAATACATATCAAAAGAGAGCAGAGTATACAGTACAAAATGGTAAGATATTAAATTTAAGGGAACAGCAATATAATATTGCTTGGAATAATGAAAGAGTATTTACAACTATGAACAGTTTTTTATGGGGTAGCCACTCAAATAAAGGTACTTATATATTTAATGCTAATCCTTTGGGAGATAATCAGTATAAAGTTGTATCAAGTATGGTTGCAGCACAAAATGATAATTGGGATAATGGATTAATTAAATGGAGTGGAAATCAATATAATCCAACAATAGAAAATCATTTTCATAATGGAACTGTTTATGCTTTTTCATTTATGATGGAATTTTTAAGTAAGAATAATGGATTAGTAGGAGATTGTGGCTTTGATGTGTTTGTAGGTGGAACTATATTAGGGAGATATAGAATTAATGGAAATAATCAATATATGCAGAATATAATGTGCGGAGATGTGAATACTGGAGGTTGGAGTGGTGCTTTTGGGTTTAGACCGATAGGGAATTTACAGTTTAAAAGAGGATATGAGAATTTAGTAGTACATTATATGAATATATGGACGCAACCAATAAGACTACACGAACAACAAAATGCTATATCAGTTAAATGTTTAGCAATAGAAGGGGATATGTAATGAGGAAGGGGGTAAATTATATTGTCAAAGATAGATTTAACAAATTTAAATAAAGTAGATACAGATTTAGTTTTACCTAGCACATCAGAAAATACTAATTTACAAAGACTGCAAGAGAATAAATGGGGAAGCATATTAAATAATCAAACATTTAATACTCTAAATAATAATGTAAAATTATTAAAGAATAGTTTAGTTGAAACTATAAATACATTGAATAATGAAAATATTATTGCAAAAAATAAATATATTAATGATGATAACAATATAGTATCATTAGGGGATAGTACAAAAAAATTAAATTTTTTGACTACACAGATACAGGTTAATGGAGTTGATACAGAATTTCTAACAAGTCAAAACTTGTCAAACATATCTAATATTGCATATAAGGATAGAGAAAATACATTTACTTTTCCTTTGAATACTAATCAATATAATATAAACTCTAATCAAGTTATTAATGATGATAATGACAATATTAATATTGGGAATAGTCAAAGAAAATTAAATTTACAGTCAAGTGATGGTAAATTATATTTGAATGGGCAGGAGTTTAAAGGTGGTAGTAATAGTGAAAATCAAAATGTAGGGAATAATGATGAAATATCTGAATACTTAAAAAAATCTTCTTTTTCATATTATTTTGAAAATCCAATTATTTTAGATATTTCAATCTCAAAAATTGATAATGAAAAGACAAAAAAAACTATTGTTAAAGAATATGATAATAAATTAAGTTATGTTTATTATACTGCTAGAGATGATTTATATTTTTTTGGGGTTATATTAGGTAGATATTTTAAAGAGAGTTATGGTTATAAGGAGTTTAGTAAGTATTTTAAAGATAATTTTAAAAAATTAAAAAAAATTTCAGATAGTTATAAAATTCATTTAATAGTTGATTATAGAGAAAATATAAGATTAACTGGTATAAATGGTAAAAAAATATTTTTTAATTGTATAAGAGATGAATATAGTTCTTCATACTCAGAGATATTAAAATTTGAAAATTTTAATGGTAATAGTGAAAGTGAAGATGATATAGTTAATTTTATTTTATTAAATTTAAATATAGATTTAGGGAAAGATATTTTAATTATTAATAATAATGAAAATAATTTTAATATAAATAATAATGATGAAAATGTTTCTTTCCAATTTTTTGCAGATAATGTAATTATATTAAACTATAGAAGATGGACTATTGGAGATTATTTGGATTATTTAGGTGGAAATATTACGAATAATACTATTAATAATAAATTTAGTGTTAAATTTTCAATAAAAGGATTAAGGTTTATTCCTAAATAATTTTATAAGGAGGATAAATGAATTTAAGAGATAATGATAATATAAAGACTATGAATATTTTTAATATAGTGGAGCAGTTAAACAATGTTACTGAAGTAATTAATGGAAGTGATAGTGGGAATATTAGTGATGTTCAATTAAAAAATCTTAATAAGAATATTGATAGTTTAAAAAATAAATTAAGCAATTTAGAGATTGATGTTAATAAATATATAGATGAAACTGAACTTGAAAATTCACTTAGTGAAATAAAGAATACTTTATCTAGTTCTGTTAATGTTAATGACTTTAATAACAGCATAAACAATTTAAATACAACTATTTCAACTATTAATGGTAAGTTGAATGAATTAATTACTAATGGTGGGGGGAGCAGTAATTTAAATTTAGATGAGTATGTAAAATCTAGCGATATTGAAAGTAAGGTAAATGATGTTTTAAAGAATAAAGTAGATAGTATAGAAACAAATATATTGAATAATATAAATTCAAATATTGAAAATAAAATGAACAGTAAAATTACAGAACTTGATATTGATAATAGATTTAACAATACTATTGATAATAAGTTAAATACTTTTGAAAGTTCTTTTAACTTAAAAAATAATTCTAGTTTAAATTCCAAGTTTTCAGATTTTTCAAGCGAGATAAATAATAGTTATGTAAAAATAGAGGGTACAAATTCTATCAACAGTACAAATTTATTTAATGGTAGTACAAGTTTTTATGGAAATGTTGATTTTAGTGGTAATATTACTTTGCCTAAACTATCTTCAATTAATTCAGATTTATTTAAATTAAAGGATAATGAATTAATTAAGGAAGATGATGATAATAATATATTGATTGGTATTGATGACAAAAATATTAATTTTAAAGCAAGTAAATTATTATTGAATGGTGTTGAACTGAAAAGTAATAGTTCAGGTGTATCTGACAGTAAAATTGATGAACTAAATACTAAAATTGAAAATAACAAGAATAGAATTAATGATGTGGATAACAGGTTTTCAAGTTATACATCAAAGACTGACTTTACATCAGGTATTGATGAAATTAAATCTAAAATTACAGAATTAAAGAGTAATACAGGTAGTTCAGATTTAAGTCAAATTAATAATAATATTAGTAATTTATCTGCAAGTGTAAGCAGTTTAAATTCACAATATTCAAATTTAAATAGTTATTATCAAACATTATCTAATCAATATAATAATTTAGGTAGTACCTATGCAAGAAGTTATGAGTTAAGTAGTTTAAGTGGTACTGTTAGTAGTATAAGTAATAGTTTAAGTTATTATGCAAGAATGAATGGTAACAATACTTTTAGTGGTACTAATAAATTTGAAAATAATAAATTATATGTAGACAATGTTGTAGTAAGACCTGTAAAGACAATATTTGAAGGTAAGATGAATATTTTAAATAATTCAAGTGGTGGTACTGCAAGAATAGAAAAATTTAATTATGCAAGTTATGTCAATGGGTATGAATATAATTGTATTATGTTTTATGTATGTGATGATAACTTATATAATACAAGTTCAAGTAAGTTCTATACTTGGAATGGTGGTATAAAGGGTATTATAGATACTTATTTAATGCCAAAGAATAGTGTCTATGTAAGTAATCAGTATGTTGAGAATGATATAACTAAATCATTTAGAGTTATGGTTGATGACTATAATAAGGTTATATTAGGTTTCTATAATGGGCTTAACTATTCATTAAGCATAACAAAAATTGTAATATTTTAACAGGAGGAAAATTTATAGTGGGAAGAAAAATTGTAGTTGAAATTGTTAATGACAGACCTAGAAATTATTATTTCAAGGATAGCATATCGAATGAAATTAATTATGACAAGTCTGTTGAAGTTGATGAGGATAATATTGATTTAAGTAAGTTAGATTGCTATGTATATTCAAACAATGAACTTAAAATTGATACAGTATTGCTTGAAGCGAAGAAAAATAATGAAAAAAATACAATTAAAGGTTATATTTTAAGGGATTTAGAAATTGCTAAAAGGGATAACTTAAATCAGGAAATTGAGATAGATGTGCAGATTGATGGCAGTAATGAGAAAGTCAAGTTTATAAACAGTGAATTGGATAGAAGAATGTTTATGAGTAATTTAGTTCTTATGAAAATATTAAATAAGAATAAATTTAAGATAAAGGTAAGAAAATCAGACAATAAAATAATCTTTATTGAAACAACTGATGATATTATTAATAAAATAAGTGATGAAATTTATAATAATATGGAGCAGGTTGAATTGATAGAGCAAACTGTTTTACAAGGGCTAGATAAATATACATTAGAGCAGTTAAAAGATATTAATGTATATGACTACTTTAGACAATAATTAGGAGGTTAGTTATGGATAGATTTGATTTAATATTTAAGTATATCCTCAAGGTTGAGGGTGGATATAGCAATGACAAGAATGATAAAGGTGGAGAAACTAAGTATGGAATAATTAAGGAAGAGGCAAGAAGAAATGGCTACTATGGTGCTATGAAGGATTTACCTTTATCTTTTGCGAAGGAAGTATTTAGAAAGAAATATTACAATAAATACTTTTTAGATGAAATAAAAGATGACAGAGTAGCATTGTCAATTACAGATTGGGTAATTAATAGTGGAATTTGGGCATTGAAGAAAGCACAGAGTACACTTAATGAATTAGGATTTAATCTTGTTGTGGATGGCAAGTTTGGAAACAAGACACTAGAGGCATTGAATACAGTTGACCCTAATAAGTTTTTAAGTGCTTATCATAGAAACCAAAGACAGTTTTATAGAAACATTGTAGCATATAATCCTACTCAAAAAGAATTTTTACAAGGTTGGTTGAATAGAGTAGAAAGAAAAGAAGACTTTATAGCAGAAAATTATAGTTCGGAGGTAAAAAATGTTTAGTTTAATTCAAGAAAATTTTATTAACATATTCGGTACGATAGGGATTACCTATTTAGTTGTAAATGTTTATATTTGGGCAAGAAAAGAACTATTAAAATCTAAAATTAATAGATTAATAGTTCAATACATACCTAATGGAATTGCTATTGGGAACATATTGAAAGGGGAAAAGACTGACAGCGAGAGATTATTTCAAGCAGTATTGACAGTTGAAAATAAAGTGTTAAAAGTTTTGCCTAAAAATGTTAGACCTTTAGCAGACAAACTAATTGACAGTAAAGAAATTGCTAAACAGATTGAAAGAAAATTAAATAGTGACAAGTTCGAGGGTTTAGCAAAACCCACAAAAGAGTAGATGATAATACATTAGATACTTCTAATGTGGGTAATAAAGTAATTGAAAAAATTACTGATAAAGTAATAGACAAAGTTGAAAATAAAATAGATGAAGCGATTACCAATAAAAGTTCAATTGACCGTTATTCTAGGGGAAATTACCAAGAGTTTAATGTAATTGACTATAAAAGAGATTATTCAAGAAGTAATGTATATGCAGATATAAATTACAGAGATAATTTTAAGGGAGATAGAGAGTTATTGGCTAGAGCAGGATTTATTTATTATATTAAATAAGGCATTACTTTAGTAATGCACCTTTTTCTTATTAATTCTATAAAAATTTAAATAAACAAGAGGAGAAATAAAATGAGTAAAGATGTATGTGTAATTATAGGACACGGTGGAAATGATTGTGGAGCAGTCAATCCACATACAAATGAAACAGAGTTAGGTTATAATACAGATTTAGCAGATAAAGTAAAAGAAGAATTGAATAAATATGATTATAGAGTAGATATTTATAATCGTGGATATAATTCAGTAGAAAATGTATTTCTATTAAATAAGATAGGATATGATGTATTAATTAGTTTGCATTGCAATGCTTATAATGGATATGCACACGGAACAGAAGTATTATATTGGAATACAAGTAAAAAAGGACAAGAGTTAGCACAATGTATTCAAGATAAGATATTAGAAACTTTAAAACTGACAGACAGAGGATTAAAGCCTATTAAAAATGGGGATAGAGGGTCATACTTATTAAGAAAAACTAATGCACCTTGTGTAATAATTGAGCCATTTTTCATAGATAATGATGATGATTTTAAAGTAGGTAAGGAAAAGAAAAATGAATATGCGAAAGCAATAGCAGGTGGTATTGCTAAATATTTTTCATTAGTTAAATAAATTATATTTAAAGGAGGATTATATGGGATTAGATGTATTAGTAACAATAGTAAGTATTGTTTTTATATTAATTATATCAATTTTTGGAAGTAAACTATACTTGAATAATAAAATTAAAAAATTAATACCTTTAGGTGTAGAATTTGCAGATAAATTATCTCAAAATACTAACAGGGAAAAATTGACTAAAGCCATATCATTTATAGAATTAAGCATATTAAATATTATGCCATTACCTGTTAAACCTTTTGTAGATTATTTAATAGACAGCGATAAAATTGCTGTTGGGATTGAAAGATTTATTACAAAAAGAAAAATTAAGGAATTAAATAATTTAGAGAATAAAAATAGATAAAAGAGAGGTTACATCTTATGCAGTTTTCAAAAGATTTATTTATTTTTACTGAAAATCACGGTTTAAGTATTGCTTTTATGTTCAGTATTCTAATAGGTATGTGGAGATATGGTATACCTTATCTCAAGGAAAATACCCTTATGTTAATTGAGTTAAGGAAGTATTTTGAAAAATCAAATAAGAATATGTTGATTGGTAAAGGGCTTGAAGAATATTTGGTATTAAGGACTAATAAAATTAGATGGACTTTACAGACACTTATAATAAACTATATTGAAAGAAATAATTTATATAAGAACTGGTATGTCATAAGAAATGAAATAGAAGTAAAGTTTGAGGATAAGAAACAGTCCACATATTTCCAGTTGAAAGAATATATAGATAAAAGCACGTTAAAACTTTATATGCAATATATAGTCGAAGAATTAGATACTACTTTAAAGTTAATGATAATACTTTTAGAGGATTTATCAAAATATGGTCAAGAGGAAGTTGAATTGTATCAAGTAGCAAGAAGAAATGTAGAGATACATTTTGAACATTTTGAAAATAGAATGAATGACAGAATAAAACAAATATTTGAATAGTTAAAAAATTACTTGACAATAAATAGTTTATATGATACAATTAATTATAAAATAAAAACTTGATAAGTAGAGTAGTTTGAAGTTGATTTTATGATAAGGCTGATTATACATTGAATTTAAAGGGTTTGATGTTTTGGTTTTGTGGAGAGAAACTATATATGTGTAAAACATTATACGTGGAGTGTAAAGATGTAGGAGAATAACCTACCTTGAAAAATTAAGTTTTAGACTAGATACCTTTAATATCTAGTCTTTTTTATTATCTTGAAAAAATAATTGAAATTTTTTGAAAAAAGTTGTTGACTTTTTTACTTATATGTAGTATAATAGTTTTGTAGGGTTGAAGATAACAACATAATGAAAAAAATTAAATTCAAAATAGAAGTTATTATTTACTAATAACTAAAAATAATTAGTAAAAAAAAAATTATAACAAAATATAGAAAAAAGTTATTGACTTTTATTCTAAAATGTGATACAATAAATTATAAAATAAATTAGAGGAGTGATAGAAATGAGAGAATTAAAAAATTCATTAAAGGAAATGAAATTTGTAGAAGAATTTGAAAAAGATGGTAAAAGATTATATAATTTATTAATAAAGTTATCAAAAGATAATGACAATGTATATTATGATGTTATTGAAGATGTTATAAATTCAAAAGGTAAATTAATACATAACCAATTAAGTCAGTTACAAATAAATAAATTAATGAAAAGAAATCATATTGAGTATGAATTAACTATTAGACTGTATGATAAAGATAAAAATTTAACAGATAAGATATGTTTATTATATTAAGGAGATGATTTTTATAAAAAAGTTTAAAAATATTGAAAAAAGTATTTGACTTTTTAAATAAAGTATAGTATAATATATTTGCAAATAAAATTAAAATATAAAGGAGAGATAAAATATGGAAAAAATTATTAAAGATGAATATGGGTACTTATATAGGGGAATTGTAATGGAAACATTGCAAGAAGCAGAAGATGTAAAGTATATTGTGGAAAAATTTGAAGATTATCCACAAAAAATGAAATTAACAGGTAAGATATATGAAAGTTTAAATTTGTTGAAAGCATTTGGAATTACTGACAGGGATTTAATCTATAAAACTATAAAAGAAAATAAAGATAATTTATGGAATATATTTTAAGTAATAAATGTGTATTATAAGGCATTACCTTAATAATGCACCTTTGGTAATTAATATTAATAAATATAAAAGGAGTTGACAATTATGAGAAATGAATTGTTTTTATTCAGTAATGGTGTTAAAATTAATTTTATGTATTTTGAAGATGGTTTTGATATTATGTGTGATGGTGTTGAGAGTGATATATTTAAGTATATTGAAGATAATAAAGGTATTATTTCAAGTGTTACAGTTTATGGAAGTATTAGTGAAAAATTAAAAGATTTTATTGTTAATAATGTTAAAGATTATGATTTTGAATAATTAAATATGACAGGAGTTAAAGTCAATAAAACTCAATAATATAATATTGGAGGTATTAAATATGAACTTATGGGTAGAAACTATTGAAACACTAAGAATAAATGGAAAAGAATGGAAAGATGTATTAAAAGTAGATACAAAAGAGGGTTATATTAGTAAAGAATTGTTTGAAAAATTGGCAAAAGAAACAGATTATTATGATGGTTTTGGTGCTTGTGAGATTGCAGAAGATTTAATTATTGAGGGTAAAGGATTTAGAATGATATGAGGAGAGTATGATGGAAGTGAGTGGTGGAAGTATATTAAATTAGATTTTATTATTGGTAACAAAGAATTAAAAGATATTAAAGTATTGTCTATTGATAAGAGTAACGAAGTTTTTGATAATAATTATGTTGGTTGGCAAAGTTTGAAAGAATTAAATACTAATAATTTATAGAGAATGGAGAATTATAATGAATAATGCTTATATAAATAATTATGTTGAGATATTGGAAAATGAAAATAAAGAATTTAAAAGACAAATAAATGAATTACAAATACAAAAGGATAGATGTGAATATTTAAATTTAAATTCATTAGCAATAATAATATGTGGTATAACAGCAGTTAGTTTATTTATATTTTTAATATATGTATTAATGATAAAAAAAATAATTAAATTTAAGGAGGAATAAAAATGTTAAATAAAAAAGTAAAGGAAATAAAGGAACAATTAGAAAAAGATTTACCTGATGAAATTGTAATTGAGAATGAAGTTTATCACAAAATTGTTTCAAAAGGTGTTACGAATACAGATATTTATGTGGATTATAAAAGAAATGATTATGATGACTTTTTCTTAATGTTTTGTATTGATGTTAAAAGTAAAAAGGTTAAGTTTTACCCACAAAAATTGGTTAGAGTTGATATAGATAAATATTTTAGAATAGTTGAAAATTATAGAACTATATCAAAAGAAATTATAGGAGTATTAAAGAGAGTTGGATTAATAATATAATATTATAGTTTTAAAAGGTATTACCTAGTGTATGCACCTAATCGCATAGTAAGGTAGAAATAATAAATAAAGGCATTACCCTAGATATGCACTATCTTTAATAAATAAGATAAAAAATTCAAAAAAAATAGTTGATAAAACTAAACTTATATGATATTATATTTATGTAGGATAAATATTAAGGAGATAAAAAAAATAAAAAGATGAATATTAAATTAGGATTATGTAGGGGTAGACACGAACTTCCAGTAAAGGATTATATTTATGAAAATGAAATAGACCCATTAGGTTTAGATAAACTAGAAAACATAGCATTTAATAAATTAAAAAATTATGATAGTGGAAAATTGGAATTATATGTTACAGGATTAACAGTAGCATTAATTAGTGTATTAAATGTGTGCAAAATATTGAATATTAACGTATTATTATATCATTATAATAAAGATACAGATAATTATTATAAACAGGAAGTATATTAATAAATAGTTTAGGGGATTTAATTAAATTATACGTAAATATGTTTGAAAGCATTAAAACTAGAGAAGATTTTAAAAAATTTAAAATATACTTTAAAAAGATTGAATAAAAATTTTGATTATAATGAGTTTTTTACAATCTATAATATTAATGATAATGTTAAAGAGTGCATTTATAAAATTTCAATATGTGAAATGAAGTTAGATAGTTTTAATTATCTTGATTATACTATTGCAATTTATAAAGATATTAATAAGTTAGTATATATTACAAAAAGAATATAAAAGGGGGAAATATAAAAAAAAATAGAAAAAATATAGTAAAAGAAAATTAATAACTTTAAATAGAATAAATAAAAAAAATAATAATGTTATAATAAAAATGAAAAATATTTAGAAAGACTAAGTATAAAACATAGTCTTTTTAATTTATATTGATAAAATATCAATAAACTAAAAATAATTGATAAAAATTTAAAATTATATTTGACAAATAATAAAGAATGTAGTATAATACTTATATAGAATAAATAATATAAATAAAATAATAGGAGTGAGATTAAAATGATGTATGATAGAATAAAAATGATTTATATAATGAAAGAACCTGTTATTGTTACTTTATCTAAAAAATGTAATAATTTATTGAATTTAGAATTATATAAAGATTTAGATTATACTAGAAATGTTGAAATACTGTTTAAAACTTTTAGAAACATTTTAATTAATGAATACAATGATAATGAAGATTATATAAAATTTATAATTAATAAAAGAGATTATGAAAATAATTTAGATGATTACAATTTCTATGATACACTATTCTTATTAAGTTATAATAAAGAAAAGAATACATTTAAGTTTATAGAACTAACTAATAAAGATTATAAAGATGTATTAAATTATGTAAATGATATGTACAATGAAATAAAGCAAAATAGTTTTAAAAACCTTGCTCCAGTTCGTTGGCTAGGTGCTTTCAATACTGAAACAACTGATAAAAGGTATGATTTTGAGGAAGTATTGGAATATGAATATTCTAGCAAGGATAGGGAAGTTGCTTGTGATGTATTCGCAGATTTCTCTGACTATAATTTTATTGAATGTTACAAGGAAAGATATGTAAATGCTTACGATAACTTATATGCTAGATGTAAATTAGCCTTTGTTTATGACAGTTCAGATTTATCGGACGCTTTTGAAAGTGATGTTTGGAGTAAGCAGTTAGGTGCAGTTTTGGTTGGAACTAATGAAGATTATACAGAATTAAGAACAAATAATCCTCACGATTATTGTGGCTTAACTTATCATAGTGAAGGATTTTTAAAGATAGGGGTACAACCAAAGTTTATGTTAATTTGTAAAAAAGATAGTTGGGATAAAAGAAAATTAAAAGTAGCAGAAAAGTTTGCAGAAAAACATAACTTAACAATATTATACATTAATAATTATAATAATTATATGCTATATGATACTGATGAAGTTAAATATGCAAATGAGTATGAAGATATAATATATGATAAGATGTATAATTATTATTTAGACTATTATGTTGATGTTGATAGATTGTAGTTTTAATTAAATTAATTTTTATAACTAATATTATTTTATTTATTTGTTTATATGATTTATTTAAAAGATTGAATATCGAAAAAAAATTCAATCTTTTTTATTTTATTAAAATTATAAATTGATATATTTAAAATATATAACAACAATCTATAATTATAATAGGATATATTAATTTACATATAGAAAATAAATACAATGAATAAATGATAAGATAAATTATAATGAATTATTTTTAATAAAATATAATGGAGTTAAAAAGGATAATAAAATTTTACTATATAGATATAAAATAATATATAATTAAATTATAAAATAAAAAAAAAATAGAATTTT